ATGCCTAACGCCGCCCGGCCGGGGGGTGGGGGTGGGGGGCATACCCCCTGGGGGTTGCCGGGGTTCGAATGGGTGTTCGAGGGTGGTCAGAGGAGCCCAGGGTGGGGTTCGCGCGGGTGGCGTGCCTGCTGGGTGCGGCGTTGTCGGCCCTGTGCGCGCTCGTGGCGGGTCTTCTGGTCGTGACATGAGCGGCAGAGCCATTGGGCGTTGTCGATGGTGTCTGTGCCACCTGAGGCTGCGTTGATGATGTGGTCGAGTTCGAGGGAAACGTTGTCAGCGCCGCACTTGTTGCACCAGGGCGGTAGGTCGCGTTGGACTTGCCGGCGGATGGTGGTTGGGAAGCCTCGGTAGTGGCGGCCGTTGTTGGCCCAGTTGGTCACTGGGTGCCTCGTGGTTTGGGTGGGCCGATCATGGGGTCTGCGATGAGCTTGGGGTCGACATCGCGGAGTGCGAGGTTTTGCAGTTGCTCGGCTTTCATGACTGCGGGTCCGGTGATGTGGAGCAGTTTGGTGATCTGGTCGTAGGTCCACCCGTTGACCAGGAGTCTCCAGATGGCGCAGGGTTCGACGGGTACCGGTTCAACGGCGGTCATCGTCGGTCTCGGTGCGTGGTGTGTCTGGGTGGTCAGGGTCCAACCTGCACACGCGGGAGCAGTGGCGGTGTCGTATGAGGTCGCAGTGCAGGCAGCGGAACAGTACGGGCTGGCTCATCCCAAGAGTCCTGTTCCTTCGCAGCAGTGGCATCGGCATTCAGTGATGGCTGTCTGGTAGGCGAGAGCAGCTTCGTGGCGGCGGATCTTGTGGCGGGTGAACACTTCGGCGGTGAGGGCGATCATCCACACCACAGCGGATGCGATGTAGGCCAGAGCGTTGCCTGCTGTGCGTACAGCTGCCATAGCTGCCACCGCTTTCTCGAAGCCCCCGACAGGCTGATCAGGTAGGTACGTGTTGGTTCCGGCTGAGTGTCACTGGCGTTGTGAGCCGGCGCGGTCACGCTCCGCACCTATCCCGGTAGCGGGAAGCCCTAGAAATGGCGAATCCCGAAGGTGCTTTGGGCACACTTCGGGAACGCCTTCACCGTACCATCCTCAACCGCAGGTCAAGGACGACACGCTTAGTCGCGGGTCACGATCCACGCCAGGCCGAGCGAGAAGGACAGGAGCATAGCGATCAAGAGGACTGCCAGGATGCCGTCGCTCATGCGAGTTCCTTTCGTTCGCAGCCGATGACTTCGGCGAGGAAGTTGAGGTGGTCTCTGTCCCACCATGTTCCGCAGGCCACGCATGTGCATCCGTGGATGGTGAGTTGCAGTGCGGTCTGCCGTACCCAGTCGCCGCCAGAGTCCTTGCGGTGCACGGTCCGTTCGCCGCATTGGGGACAGGGTGCGACGACGTCGAAGCGGCGGACTTCTTCGCCTTGGAGGAGGGTGAGTCCTTCGGCGACGAGCGCGCCGATCTTCTTGCCGTTGGTGTTGAGCCAGCTGGTGTCGTCGGGGCCGTAGGGGTTTCGGCTGAGGTCGTCGAGTCGGGCGACGACTCCTCCGTCTCGGCCGGGGGTGAGGGTGTTGGTGAGGGTGTCGATCTTCTTGAGCCAGTCGATGCCGTCGACCCAGAGGGGTGGGCGGGATTCGGCTTTGCCCTTCCCTTCTGGCCCGGACAAGCCTTCCAATTCATCCCGGATTTGGGTGTAGAGGCTGGGTTGCCAGGCTTTGGTGGTGCCGGCGCATTGGCAGTCGGTGTGGTGGTTGGTGCCTTCGCAGCGGTGTACTTCGGTCCATCTCATGCCGATCAAGTCGTGGATGGCGTTGTCGAAGCGGAGGTGCGCGTCCTTGAACGGGATATCGTCGGTCACCAGATCTTCTTTCGTTCGATGCGTCGGTTTCCGTCTTCGATCTGGGCGAACAGGTCCGCGACGGGGTCGAAGCCGTGGATGCGGATGTCGTGGCGTACCCGGGATGGCCTCCGTAGTAGCGGTACCCGGTTCACAATGCGGGAGGCGGTCATTCGTCCACCTTCTTGGCCTCGGCCACGTCTTCCACCTCGATGCACTCAGACCCCACAAGGTCGCCGTCCATCCACTTCGCGGCCGCTTCCTCCGGGGTAGCGGCTTCCACGCAGTAGGTCTCTCGGACTTTCGTGAAGACGTCAACGTCGTACAGGCTCATGGTGTCTCCTTGGTGGTGCAGGTGTAGCACTGTCGGTGGGTTTGGAAGACGGGGGTGTGGAAGCGTTCCCACCCAACATCCATGGGGGTCCGGCAGTCAGGGCAGCGGGTAGAAATCTGCCCTGCGTGGTTGGTGTCGGCGAGACGAAGGTTTCGGCGTTCCACATGGGCGGGATAGTTTCTGGCGTCCACATTCACCATCGACTGCGGAGGGTGGATCACGACGGGTCCTCCAGTGCGGTGAGGATGGCGTCGATCATGACGGTGCGGGGCAGCATGGCCCCATAGTCGACGGCCGCTGATTCCACGACCTCCTCCTCGGCGTCGAGGACTGTCCGCACCCGCTTCTCCCGGGCTTCGAGGTCCCGTACACGAGACACCAGAGCCGGGACGTCAGTACGAGCGTGAGCGATGAACTCGGCGTCAGAGAGCTTGATCCCGCCGAGGCTGCACCGGATGCTCAACGGGTAGATGAACCCGTCTCGGATCTCCCACGACTCCTCGGTTGCCGCGTCGGCTCGGGCTTCGATGGCGTCCAGATCAAGCTCAGACACGACGACCACCCGGCCGAAACACGAGGGTCCCGCTGTCGTGCATCTCGATGTATCCGTCCATGCCAACGAGCTCGGACCACACCCGGATGGGGAACTCAAGTCCACCCTCGATCTTGTCTAGCGCGTTCTGCGCCTCCTGGAGTCGATCTAGGGCGTCGGCGATGTGTCGTGCGTCGTCGGACGCGATGTTGAAGTCGCTCATTGGTTGGTCTCCTCAAGGCATTCGGGTCCACACGAGGTGGGTGGGGGTTGCAGGCGTTGGCAGACAAGGCACCAGGCGGGAGGGGTGAGGGTCAGAGCAAGCTGGTCGGTCACCACCAGTCCTCCCTGACCCCAGCCACACGCAGCGCCTCCACCGCACCGGCCCTCAACCCGTTCAGGTAGTCCCACATGTCATGGAAGCCGCGGGCGCTGGACGTGTGGCCGAGTTGCAGCCCGTAGATGCCGGGCACGTCCACGCCATTGCGGGACAGCCGAGCATGGTCGTTGAGTGTGATTCGTAGCGGCACACCAGCGTCAACAATCACGACGCCCGCTTTCCACCGCAGTTGGTCCAGCTCCGACCAGGCTGGGTCTAGGGGTGGTTCGATGTGGCTGCCGCTGTCGTCGCGGACTCGGGTCACGGTCATGGGTTCGTACGTGGTCACTGCGCCTCCTCGATGTGTAGTTCGAGCCACAACCGGCCGCGCTCACCCTTCACAGCTGGGTGGATGGTCGGCATGAGGTCGGTGACGTATCGCGGGTCGTCGTCGGCAACCAGCCCGTAGTCCCGTAATCCGTCAACCAATGCCTTTTGTGTGGCTGCGAGGTTGATCGGGTCGCGATGCCGGTTGTCTCGCGGCCGGTAGTGCAGGCTCACGACAACGTGTGCGCAGTTTCGGGGCAGGTTGGCATGGCGAGCTAGGGTCTTGCAGTCGCCACGCACAGAGGCGGTTTCAGCGGCCTTCTTGCGCCAGTGGCCGCGATCGTTCATCGACAGGGGTGGTTTCGTCCACGGCAGAGGAAGCTGATGTGTCGTCATCGCTCACCCCGGGTCGTCACGTCCTCGGCGGAGCTGTACCCCTTGACGCGGGGGTTGTTGGCGCCGAAGTTCACATGCCAGTGTTCGCCGTTGGACAGTTCGAGGGACATCCAGAATTGGGCGTCACCCATCTGCTCGAAGTGGATGCACTTGACGTTGTGGGTCACGATCTCGTCGAGGGTGTCGCCGTACCAGCGAAACTCGGTGCCGTCGCTGCGGGTGTCGATGTGCTTCTCGTCGCTCATGCTGATCTTCTTCCGTGAGAACACTTCTGGGCCGGTTCGACGGGCAACCCGTCATCTCCGAGAAGCCACCCCTCGCTGCACAGTGGGCAGTCACGCTCGATGGCCTTGGCGGATCGGTTCGCTTCCTGGATCTCGGCGCGCCGCCGTTCAGGTTCGCTTTCGAGCCACACTCGGTGGTCTCGGCAGTTGCGGCAGTTCGGGCCGCGGTCGTCTGCGGGTACCGATGCATGTGCCGGGCATCGGGGGTTGTGTGGGTCGAGGTTTCCGGGCGGGGCGGTGTTTGCGCCGTCGTCGCTACTTACGTAACCCTCCCCCCCATCTGAACCACTAGGGGAAGGGAAGGGATGGGAAGGGATGGGAGTCGCGAACACCCCGTCGCGAACTTCGCCCGAACGTTCGCCCGAACTGGGGGTTTTGTTCGCCTGAACATTGCCCTTGTGTTCGCCCGAACGAATCTTCTTCATACGGTCTCTAGCTGCGGCTCTCTCCGCTTCTACCTGTTCGCGTGAGCGTTGGTACCCGTCCCATTTGACGAACTGGTAACCGTTGCTAACTGTCGTCCAAAGCCCAACGGAAACGAGACGATTCGCGTTCGATCGGGTTCCCAATTGACGCGCAATGCGACTCGGAATGAACCCATCTGTGAGGTTGTGCATCGCCCAGGAGCCGGCGCGTGCCCACAACCCGACCGCGGCATTTCCTGCCTCGACGATCTTCTCATCGAACGCAGCGGTCTCCGCCACTCGGAAGTCAGGCACTGTCGACCTCCGTCAGCTCGCGATGGCACCAGCCCATGTAGGGGACTCGGACGAGTGCGTAGGAGGCCTCGGGCTCACGCCTGTGGTGTTCGGATTTCCGCGACTCGGGGGTGACGTTGTGCTGCGGGTGTTCCTCTGCGATGCAGCGGGCTTCTTCGTCAAGTGCGGACATGCGGTCGGGGTACACCCAAACCTTGATGTGACCGACCCGCTCGTACCAGGCTGCATACCGTCGGTGCCCCTTCAGGCGGGTCTTGACGTCCACGGTGACGCCTACGTAGAGCAGTTCCCCAGTGTCGTCGTAGACCTTGTAGAGGTCGTGGGGCAGATTGCTGATGCGTCGTTGGTTCTTGTTGAGCGCCACTACTGCACCTCCTCGTGTTCGCGGGTGTGCCGGGTGATGTCGGACATCCAGCCGACGAACCCGTACATGCTGGTTTTGGGGATGGTGTGGCCGCAGGTAGCGCACACCCAGGTATCGATTTCGGCGGTCATCAGACGCCGCACCTCCCTGGGTGGCCCGACATCTTCGCGCAGACACCCCGACCGCAGTACTCCTCGTCTCGGCGGGGGTCCTGCATCGATCCGTGTTCGATGCGTTGGACAGCGAACAGCGCAGCGGGGTTGATTCCCTCACCTTTTGATAGGGCGATCGCGGCGTTCAGGGCCGCCCCGTGGAAGCTGAATGTGTACTGGCGGATGAATACTTTGGGGCCGCGGAAGTCGTACACGTTCCAGTAGTGGATTCCGCCTTTGTGGGAGCGTCGGCGGGGTCGGGTTCGTGCGCGGCGTACGAGGATGTCGCTCACTGGTGGTCCTCCGCCCCATCAGCGGCCAGACGGGAAGCTGCAAGCAGGGCCAGTCCAAGCGCCTCAAAGTCGGCGGCGTTGAGTGGGTACATGGGGTCCACGTCGATGACGGGTCCGTCCTCTGCCGAGCCGACCACGGTTGCCACACGGGCGTACGGGAAGTCCCACACCGCAACCTCATAGGGCTGTCCGTTCGGCGTGGTGAGCGTCTTCCGTTCGTGTGCGGCGGGTAGTTCGACGACGGTGGCGTGGTGTTGGCGGATCACCTCAGCAACATGCTTGGCGAAGGTCTCGGTCTTGAACTCGTCGAGGTCGTGGGCTATCGGATCGACCTTGACGAACGCTTCCCACCCGCAGGTGCAACCGACGTTGCCTGCCCGGTATTCGCCGTGGAGTGGCAGGTGTTGGGCGATGAGGGATTCCAGAGAAGGAACAGACATGTGTCACCACCCCCGATCGAAGTAGATGCAACCCGGGTCGCGGTAGTCCGCGGTCCACGACGACGAGCACATGCAGTACTTGCGGTGCAGCGCCGTGCGTCCCTCCGCCTTAGCTCGGGCTATCTCGGCGTCACGCTCGGCGACGATGGCCCGCATGAATGGGCTCAGCCCTTCGATGAGGTTCATGCGTCCGCCTCCGCCTGCCATGCTGCATACTCGCGGGCCGTCATATTCCCGCCGATCTTCACCCGCTCAGCGACCTCGATCGCCAACTTGAGAGCGGTGTCGAAGTCGAACCGATGGTCAGCGATCCAACTGTCTGTCCTGTTCGATGGCGACGGTTCGTGGTCCCATCCGCCAGCACGTCCGAGGCACACCCCCATGTGGGTGACGGCCCACAGGTTGCGCCCTCGGTACTCGACGTAGACAGCGAAGTGGTGTCCTTCCAGGTGGTCTTCGGTGATGCAGTTCGCCAGCACGCGATGCTTCACCGGGAGGACGTGCACGCCGGTCGGCTGGTCTTCAATGCTGCTGGTGCCGCTAGAATCTGTCATGGTCGAACTCCTTCGCAGTTCGGTCAGTGGCCGGGGTGTTCACAGCACCCTGGCCACCCCTCATTCTACCCCCGGTGGTGGGTGTTTCCTGTTGTGCTGCAGCGTGTTTGCGAATCACAGCTCCTGTGTTTCGAGGTGCGGCGGGCTGTCCCAGCGGATGCGTGTCCAGTGCCGGTAGTCGATGCCTTCGAGGGGCTCGAGGTCGCGGCCGAACATCAGCCACCCGTCCTCACCCGCAGTGATGCCGTAGGCGTGTTCGCGGTCGAGGATGCGTCGCCGGTTCGATGCGGGCACGAGGTATTGGTGGGTGTGCCCGTCCCACACGATCGGCTGGTCGCCCATCTGGTTGCCGAACTCGACGACCTGCAACAGATCAGTCATGACGCGGCCCTCATCTCGATCTGGGCGATGAGAGCCCGGCCGATGTACTCCGCGTACGACGGCGGGATTGCCTCGGCGATCTCCTTGCGCACATCGGTCCAGTCGATGCCCATGGCCTGCTGCCACTGTGCGACAGTGCCTTTCCCGCCTCCGTCTCCGTAGACGGCGAAGTAGGGGCCGTCGTACCAGGCGCCGTGTCGGTAGCCGGCGACCCGACCTCGGTGCGGAACATTGGTCTCATCTCGACCCCCGCCCGGTCACACGGTTGTGCTCGATGTCTCTGGCGTTACGCCGTTCGTTCCATCCCCAGACGAGCATCCCGGCGGCCACGAGGATGGCGGTGAGGGTGATGATCCCGGTCACGACTCACCACCGAGAATGCGGAGGAGGTCGGCGGGATCAATGTGGTCGTCGATGCCGTCCCCTGGATCAGTGATTCGCGACTCGCAGTAGTCCCGCACCTCCTGGATGGTGGCAAGAGCGGCATCACGTTGAGCGCGTGCAGCACTACAGGTGCATGGAGTTACGGCCGCGATCTTGCTGAGGTCCATCCCCTTCGCCTGGTCGAGTTCGGCGAGTAGTCCCCGCACAAGATCAGGTGCAGCAGCAATGAACTCGGCGTCCTGGTCGCTGATCCCGCAGACTTCCGACATCTGATGGCCGTACTCGGCGCGGTACTCGTCGCTGACGTGTGGGACGTCGAGGCCGGAGTTTCGAGGCCCGCTGATTGCGTACGGGTAGGTCTCGTACGGGAAGCAGTCGGACGTCTCGTAGTCGACCGACCAGCTGCCGGGTGTGATGCCTTCGAGTTTGGCTCTGGCATCGTCTGCGATACTCATCGGTCACCCCGCAGCAGACCCGCAGAGTGAAGGGCGGCACGAACCCCGTCACGGACGAGCGCCTTGTCGTCATCGGTGACGGTGTCCCAGTCAAAGTCCTCTTGTGTCTGCCAGTACGCCTGTGCCGCCTTCTCCACCGCATCGTCTGCGGTGGCCTCAGATTCGAGACGATCAGCCTCACGCTGGATGATGCCGGACACTGCGGTGTCGCCCGATCTGAGCCGCCAATCACCCGGGATCAGGTCGGCAGCGAATCGCCAGTGTGCGGGGTTGCCGGCGTCTGGTTCGGGGAGTGCGTGTGTGGTCTTCTCGTATGCGGCCTTCCAACGATCACGCTCAGCGGCGCCGTTCAAAGCGTCGAGGATGTTGCTCCCGATCATGCGGGAGTGTTCGACGATGATCCCCTCGCTCTCACGGTCGAGACCTGAATCGCCGGTGACTTCGTCCTCCATCAGTGAGTGTGCGAATGCCTCGACTGCCTTGATGCGGGCCTGCGCTTGTTCCAGTAGTCGCCGATCCACCAGCCGGGTCACACGCCCGTAGCCGTCTGTCCTCTCGGTGTCGTAGATGATCGGCGGATCACCAACAGGACCGAAACCGATGTCAGACATGGGGCCCTCCGAATGGCTCAAAGTTGTTGGCGGGCAATCCCGTCTTCATCTGCACATAGCCAGCCGATGCGACCTTGCAGTCGTCGCAGGTGACCACGCTCACGAACTTCCCGGACGACTTGTCGAGCGACCCGGCGGAAACGGTGCCGGTGAGGTGATCCCAGTGCTCGCAGGGCGAATCGCTCATTTCGGCTCCTCCGCGACATCAGCAGCAGACGCCAGAGCGGATGCGATGACCCGAACGCCAGTGGGGTCTACTCCGTACGCGTAGCGGACCTCCATTGAGATCGCGCCGTCGTCGAAGACGTTGATTCCGCCGCCTGGGAGCGACCATGAGCGCCAACCATGTTCGTCGTCGTTGCCCTCGAAAGAGTCGTTGTGCTCCACCTTGGGTAGTAGGTGGTAGTGCTCAGCCAGAGCAGCGATGAGGTGGTCGTTGTATGCCCGCGCGATACGCAGGTCTTCACCGCAGGCGTACGTCCTCGTCTCCGTCCAATGCCAGCCGCATGGGCAGCTCGACACTCCGGCGATGTAGTCGTGGGCGGCGAGAATAGCTACGGGTGTTGGGGTGTCACTGGGCATCGGAAGTTCCTTCAAGCTCAGAAGAGGAATACAGGAGGCGCGCTGTGTCGCAGGGCCACGATGTGTGGCAGGTGATGCAGCGGCGGTAGTCGGCGGACGGAATGCGAGTCGACTGGATGTGCAGCTTCCGCACCGGTGCAGCCATCTCACGGGCAGCAGAGATCGCGAGTGCCCCGAGACCGTCGTGTGCAGCCGACTCGACTACCGACACCAGGCGGCCTACGTAGCGGGCATCCCACGCTCTCTGTGCGGCGGCGATCGCTGGATCACCGCCGTACTCCTGTGCCATGTCAGTACACCGCCCCGGTGGTGGTGATGTCGCCGTGCCGGTCACGCACCACCAGACGCCAAGGAACGACGAGAGCCTGTGCGCCTGGCGACCATGCGGCCTCATCCGTCAACTTCACCGAGTACTGGGCGTCGATGGCGTTGAGAGCCCCCGCCTTCCGGTTGTAGCCCTGCCCCGACGCGACGATGGCGTTGTTGTTCGCCTTACACCGCCAACGCCACTCGGGGGCCTCGACCAACTTGCCATCGCTGTCCATCCACAGGTCGTTGTCGACGTACACCTCGATGGTGCCGCGGTAGCGTCCCGGGGCTTCATACACGATCATCGGGCACCACCCGTGTACGCATCGACAGTCATCAACAGCGCCGGCCACACGTCGCGTAGCCATCGCGCCTCATCCGCCAACAGGCTGTGCGCAGGCTGGGTAGTCCACACGCAGCCGAGACTGAAGAACACGTCGCCGTCCTCGTCAACCTCGACCTGAAAGTTGCGGTCACTGTCCGGCATCCGCCAACGGAACGGCGCCTCGATCTCGTCATCCCAATCCCGCGGATCAGTCAACGCCTTGATGTCTGCCGTGGTCATTCCTGGCCCCCGTCCTGGACAAGAGCGCGCAACCTATCAACCTCGACTGGGTCGGCGTCCGTCAGCTTTTCCAGGTACTCAAAGGCTTTCGTCTCGTCCTCCACACTCAAGCCACCAGCCTCGACCTTCGCGACGAACGACTCCGGGATCGGCTTGAACGACACCGGTAGCGGCTCAACCACGTACGGCGCTCTTCTCCCCCGCGTCACCGTTAGCGCGATCGACAGTGGCTTGTCGATGTGCGACAGGGCGCTCACCCGAATCCCGCCAACAGCAGAGCCGCCGAAGCGAACCTCCGGGTCGCGGTACAGCATCATCCGCCGACCCGTGTACGCCGACGCCTCAGCACCCCACGCCGCAACCAGGATGCGGCGCACAGTCTTCGACGGCTTGAACGGACGACCCGGACCGAACTCTGCAGTCACGATCTCAACCGGTTGTTCCGCGCTGCCGCGTCGTACCTCGGTGACCGTGACGATGCGCGGACCGGTCAGGAGATCCTCACTGTTGAGCTGGTCAGACTTCGGGACGATTGTCTCTGAAAGATCCATGGTCACACCAAGATTTCTTGTTCGACGATGCGTTCTGTGGTTTCGAGTCCGGCCGCGTTCTCGTGGTAGATGCGCGCCAACTCGATCGCGTTGTCCTCGAACCGGCGGACGGCCTCGACGATGATGCGTTGCCATTCGATGTTCGGGTAGACGCGGCGGATGAACAGCGGCATGCCGGCGCAAAAGCTGACGAAGTCGATCCACTTGCGGCCCGAGACCAGCAGCCCCGCTTGCAGTTGCGGCATATGCTCTGGCGGAACCGCGTTCGCGATGATTGTGTTCATGTGCGACTTCGGCCGCGGACACTTGATCTCGAGTAGCCCGTCCTGCTCGACGAGACCATCCGGGCTGAACCCCAACTTCGGGCCCCAATCGTCACGAACCATGAACCCCACCTCCGACACCGACACCGACTCCTTCGCGGCGTACAGGCTGCGGGCGATCGGCTCACACTCGATGCCTCTGTACATGTCGTCGGACACGAACGTCGGGTACGTCCAACCGGTGACACGCTCCGACACCAACAGCGCGGTGAGGCTGCGGGAATCGTCGTTGCTGGCCACCTCGAGCACGGGCGCCGAACTGTGCCTGCGGGCTTCCTCGGCGCGTTCGGTGTGGAGCGTCTTGATCGGTGTTGGCGATCTCTTGCCGAGGCACGGACTGTTCGCGACCGCTCCGCATTCGGGGCAGTCATAGTCGATTGCGGAGAGTTTGCGTGAGGTGATGAGGTTTCCGACCACGCTGGCGGTGACGATGCCGCGGCGCTGCTCGTACCATTCTTCGGATCTCTGCTCGATCTTCTCGTGCACTGTGAGGGTCATCTGTCGAGTTCCTGTCCTACTCGGATACGGCCAGTGGACTCGCTGAGGCGAACGTGTTCGACGGTCCCCCAAGGGTCTTCACTGGTGGGCAACGTGACGTACACCTGCACAAGCGGGTCCGGATTGCGGGTGGCGGACGGTTGCCGCCAGTAGCGTTCGGAGTCTGTTTCGGGGTGGCCGATCATGATGCGAGTCCTCTCGCCCATCCCCACAGGTCGTCTTCCGTGTGAGTGTCGGGGTCAATACCGGCGGCTGCGACGACGAGCGCGGACACGATGCGGGTGGGTGCCCAGGTTTCGATGCGCGCCCAGCATTCGGCGGGGTCGGTGTCGCGGACGTCGCAGGCGAGTTCCATGACGTCCCGCATCGCTTGCCCGACCGCCTGGTGGGATTGGATGGGGAGGGGGATGACGGTGCCTGGTTGCGCTGTGGGGTGGGAGGATTCGCGGGCTTTCCTGGCGCCCTCACAAACCGCCTTCTCCTGGTGCAGACGAAGAGTGATCTCTTCTGGTGTGAGGCCTTTGGCGGTGAGTCGTTCCCACTCGGCGTTGTAGTCGTCGATGTTCACGATGCGGCCCTGCGCTCTCGGCGCTGCATGCTGACGAGGGTGGTGAGTGGGAGTGGCGCGGGACGTCCGGCGCGGTAGTAGCGGCGAATGAGAGTGGTGGGGGTTTTGCCGATCCGCAGGCAGGCGTCTTCGACTGATGAGCCGCTGTTCAGGATGTATTCGAACTCTTGGAAGTCGTCACTGATGTCACGGCGGCCGGCGGTCGACTGTCGGGCGTGTGCGGCGTCCCGTTCCTGGAGGAGTGGTCTGCGTTCGCGTTCCGACAGTCCTCCGAACACTCCGAACCGTTCCCTGTTGTCCAGCGCCCATTCGAGGCACTGTTCCCGGACGTCACAGCGACCGCAGATTCGTTTCGCGTCTGCGGTGGACTCCCCTTTCTCGGGGAAGAACGCTTCGGGATCGGCCTGCGAGCAGGGTGCGTCGATGTGCCAGCGCGGGCGGGTGGAGATGCTGGCGAGGATGTCGGATACGTTGCGGTTGCGGTTGAGCAGGTTCGTGCCAGGGATTGCGTCTGCCGAACCAAGGGCCTGCTTCTTGTCGTCGATGGTTGTGCCAGCACGGTGACGGTCGGGTCTGGGTTCGCGGCTGGGCATGTAGTCGATGTGCATGTGGGTGCTCACAAGAAGCCTTTCGGTATGGGCTGGGCGGCGAGGAAGCACATGACGTGGTCTCGGGTGTCCCAGATCGACTGTTGCGGTTCGACGGTGAGGGCTCGTCGACCGTTCAGTTCGGTGAGTGTGGCGGCATATCCGTTGGCGGTGGCCTGGATTGAGGAGTGGTAGCCGTAGGTGTATGCGATGGATTTGAGGTCAGCTTCTGCCTCGATGAGGTCGCGGGCTCGCCGTCGGGCATCGATGTCGATGACAGTCACCGCAACACCACCTCCGCAGCACACGGCTCACACAGGAGGACGTCGCGATGAGAACTGGCCGGCGACTCCGGGTACACAAGCCGACGTTTCACGAACGCCACCCGCCGGCCCTTCGGATAGAACTTGTCGCACTTCGGGCACCACCCGTCACGGCGGGCTTCGAACGAGCCACGCACCTGCTGGGACGCCCACTCCTGAACTGCGGCACGAACACTCGGATCAACAGTCACGAGTCACCGCCGAGAATGCTGCGAAGCACGCGCCGTCCGGACGGTGTAAGATCCCCGTGGGACACCAACTCATCGAGAGCGGCACGGGCGCGCTTGATGTCATCTCGTGCTTCGTCGCGCTGTCGTAGCGTCTTGGCTTCCTGTCGCACCGAGTAGGCGTCCGACTTGTACTCGGTCTCAGCGATCAGCCATTTTGCGACCACCTGCGCTTGATCGAATTGAGCGAGCAGGGCGACGACATGACGGCGTCCTTCCGTGAAAGAGAGGGCGACCTTCAACCATTCGCGGGCATCATCGGCGGCGCTCATTGTTCTCCTCCGTCCGGAGGCAACACCCGCAACGCCCGACCCACCACATCCCGGCCATCCATAAACTCGGTTTGCGGCCACACCAGCAACGCCATGGTGATGATCCAGCCCAAACCGACCGTGGCGTAAACGATCAACTCGGTGAAGTCCTTCGGCGGCACCGCAAACCCCACTGCGAACACAGCCAGGGTGTGCGCCAACACCCACGCGATCCGCACTGCCGCGCTCACGACGCCGCCCTCCCCTGCTGGATACGACGCAACGTCCGCGACCGCGACGACAACCCCGACGGCGTGTCCAACTCCACCGGCTCCTCATCCGGAACCGCCCGCAAACGACGCTGAATCTCCGCGACATCCTCACGATTCAGCAGCCACTCACCACGTTTGCAGCGCTGAGACCCCAGACCGCGGAACAACCCACCAGCCTCGAGGTGTCTTCTCACATAGCGTGCGGACAGCCCATACAGGGGGTCGTCCTCGGTGGCAACGAGTTCTCTGATGGGCTTCCCGATCACGACGCCTCCCTTATGGGCCGGTAGTGGGTTTCGATGCGTCTGGCTTGGTCGTCCAATGCCATTGCGAGGTAGCGGGATTGCTCGGCGGTGAGGTGGAGGTCGGTGGGTTCATCCCCCGGCCCCACCGCAACCACCCGCAGATGCCCGTGACTGTTGGTGCCGATCGACACGAACACGGGGCCGTGACAGGTGTCGACCTGGATCGCCGGCGCCTCAGACAAATGCATGTGACTCATGACGCCTCCTTGCTCTGGTCTGCCTTGCGTTCCAATCCGAAGACCTCGAGGTACGCGTCGATGTCGAGAACCCGGCGCACGGATGGGCACGGCCACAGCACGTCGTTCAGAGGCGCGTACGTGTAGTGCACATCCGTCTTGCACCGCCGACACCGCAACACCACCCGGCCATCTCGGTACGGCTCCCGATCAATGGAGGTAACCCGGTGCAAATACGGGGTGTGTTCGGCGAGCAACTCAACCTCGCGGGCATGCGCCTCTGCTGTGAGTTCCTTCTGCCGGTCCAGGAACCCGCGGAGTTCGTCGACTTCGTTCTTGCTCATGCGTCGACCGCCGTACCGACAAGCCGGCGGATGGCGTTCTCACCGGGCGGGGTGACGTACAGCGTCTGCCGGACCTGGTTGTTGTGGTGACGGGGAGCCTTGTGCTGGGCGATCAGCCGGAACCAGTGCTTCTTGTCGGCGTAGCAGCGCCACTCCCATTCCTCGACCACGCGGTTGTGTTTCTTGGAGAACCGCTTTCCGATCAGCGTCTTGTAGATCCACCGCTTCTCTACGAGGAGTTCACGCAGCAGGGACTCCGACATGTTGAGTTGGTTGGCGACGGTGCGGAACAGAATGCAGTCGTCCGGGGAGACGAACCGGTCGACGTACTCGGCTTTCGGCTCGAGCTCGCGCGCGTAGGATTCCGCCGCCTCACGGGCTTCGAGTTCCTGGGCGTAGGCCCGTAGGGCTTCCGGCAGGCTCTGCGGGACAGGGAACTGTGGTTGCTGCGCGCGGCGGAGCTCGATGAACGCGTGGACGAGACGCTTCTTGAAGGCGCGGACGATGTCGTTGTTCCGCATGTAGGTGAGGAGCAGCGTTGCCTGCGCCTCGTTGAGGATGGCCGTCACGATGTTCTGGGTTCCGCCGGCCGTCTCCAAGGGTCGCGTTTGAAACGCGACCCCTCCAAACTCTTCGAAGTCCGCGATGTTGTTGCGGACCAGCTCGAGGACGTTCTTGTGTTGGTTGCCAGTTCCCTCGGCGATGACGAGCGAGGTGGTCGTCGGTTCGCCGTCGTCTCTGGGACTGACGAGGGGGGTGATATCGTTGGTCACGAGACTCTTTCCAATCTCTCTGGGGCCACCCGGTGTTCGCGCACCGAGGTGGCCGTTTCATTGCTGGGTGGGTTTGGGTGCCCCGGCCACATCCCCTGTGGCCGGGGCCTGCGCGCTGCTGTGAGAGGAACCAGCGCGCTCTCCACACCCGCAACCGGGCCTGGAGTGGTCATGGAAATCCGCGGTAAGAGCGCGGACGATGGAGGGGTCACCGGCGCCAACTTGGCGGATTCGCGCCCGATCCTCGCCTAGCGCGCTGGCGTCGGTCGTTACCGCAAGGTCGACCCCTCCACGGACATCTGCCGTCTTCAACCGGTAGGCCAGGTTCACCAACACCTGGTGCGGGACCGGATCAGGGTCACGGTTGATCCGGGCACGGACCGCAACGCGGACATCACCGTCCTCGACCTCCCACAGACCACACCCATCCGGGATCTCCTCGGCAGAGAGGAGCCCTTTCGGTGTGGCGTAAACGAATCGATTCGTGATGCGCCGCCACGGATCTCGTTTGGCGTCTGACTCTCGCAGGAAGTCGGCTCGCGATACCTTCACCTCGATCGCAGTACGCAGCTGAGTGCCTTCGAGGAGGAGTCCATCGATCCGCCGCAGCCACACCGTTTCGCCCGGGTAGGTGCTGTAGTCCCCGGTCCGTCGGCAGTGCTCACGCGCCGCCAACGCATGTTGATCGGTGACCGATACTTCGCGGAGCAGCGCGCAGGTCGAGTACTTCAGCGCGATGGCATCGAGTACATCCACAGCGCTGGTCATGCCGCACCGACCCATGACCGGCGCCGGTCATCATGGTCCCGGTGTGGGCCACCATGACCCTTCAGTTCCCCGCAGATCAGGACGAACGAGTTGTACAGGTCTTCGCTGTGCAGATCGGCGCAATGCGTCTCCACCCACCGGTCGGCAGCAGCGTCCCGGACTTGCTCGTACTCGTCATAGCGAACCTGGGCACGGCGCCGCTGAATGCGGTCGTGGGTAGGCATCCAGGCGGTCATGCCGGCACCTCCTCGCGGAGGAGGTGGAACGTACTCAGCGGCAGACGCTCCCAGATGCTCTCGTCGACCTCGAACTCGCGTCGACTCTCGGCACGGTCAGGGTCACCACCACAGAACGCCATGACGCACGCTTCGCCACGACGGATCGAGACCCCGTAGACCGCCCCTGGAAGCCACAACTCCTGCGGCATACCAGGCGTCGACAACTGCGGAGCATGCTTCAGATCAGCGAACCGCTTGTTGGCGGCGCTCTCACGATCAGCCTTTGTGCGTCGACCGGGGACGAGGTACCGCGTCTTGGAGTCGATCCGCCAACCCGTCGGGACCGGCTTGAACTCAGGATGCGACTCCCACGTGCCCATCCCAGTCGGAGGGACGAACCCCATCAGGCTGCCGCCATGACCCGAGCACATCCACCGCTCACAACCGAGCTCTTCCCCCAGGTTCGCGACACGGTTCTGGTACTCGAACTCAGCTGTGGACCACTCGTCGAACAAGCGCAGCACCTCTGCATCGGTGGTGATCCACCAGGAGGCAGGCACGCCACCACCGGGCAGCTTGTCGCCGATCAGCGTTCGGACTTCGTCGACCGTTCTCATGCCGCCACCCTCTTCGCGGCGGCATGCTTGGCCTGCCAGGCCAGAGACCTATCGATGTTGCAAGTCCGGCAGATGCGGTGGGTGTATCCGCGCTTGTCCGTCCAGGCCCGCAAGTTCTCGCCGCTGTACGAATGGCCCTGCGGGCAATGAGTTCTCGTTGCACGCTCGCCGCGTTCGCAGTTGACCTTCGGGGTTACCGGTTCAAGATGTGCGGGATTGCAGCACTCACGAACGCGGCACAAATGGTCAACATGGAGACCGGTAGGGATTTCTCCCACAAGCGTCTCGTAGACAACACGGTGGACGTACTTGCAGCTGCGGTCTATCAGAATCCGGCCGTAACCCGACTGCTTGTCACGCGCCCCGGTCCACACCCAACAGGCACCGGCGACCCGGTCCTGGCGACGCTCGAGACGAATCTTCTGGCGAATACGCGAAGGAAGCATCAGGCCACCCGCTCCTGCGACGACTTCATCGGCTCGGGCTGGTACACGTCCAGAGGAGTCAGGCTGAGCGCCTTCGCCCACGCCGTCATGAGTGGTGCCGACGCCCGCTTGTAGCCGAGTTCGACGTTCCGAATCGTGTCCGGGTGGAGCTTGGCCGGACCCCCGTGTTGCTTAATGCGCTCGATCAGATCGTTCACGGAGAGCCCGTAGGCGATCCGCAGCGCCCGGATGGGAACTTGTGCCCCGATAGCCTTATCGCTCATGTCGATAAGTGTAGCGACAGGTCGCGACAGGCGCAACGATAGAACCGATAGATCTGTCGTTTTCTGTCGCTGACCTGCGAAATGACAGACGCGTCATTACCGATGTTCGAATAGCTCCAGCGATAAACCTGTCGTAAGCGCGCTAGACCTGTCATGCCCTGTTAGGCAACGATGTGAGGCATGACAGCGAACGAAGACTGGCCCCGACTCGGGGACTACGTCCGTGAGCGCCGCAACGAACTCCGCATGACACAAAGTGGCGTCCAGAGGGTCGGCGGCCCGAGCTCGGCGAAAGTGCGCGAGATCGAAAACAAGCGCACAACCACCCTCAGCCCGAGTAAGCGCCGAGACCTCGAGCGAGCGCTTAAATGGACCGACGGAAGCGTTGACGCAATCCTGCGCGGCGACGAGCCCGGGCTAAAGCGTTGGCGAAACGACGGCGTGGGACTTGCTGGGTTAATTCCCACAGCACCACCCGTCGACGACCAGCGGCCGGCGAGAGTGCCGCCTGAGCAAATCCCTCACGGCCCGGAGCTGCTGTCGGCTTCACGCCAGATCCACAGGGCTATCCAGGAATTTGCGCAAGACGAACATAGCCGAGCACTCGACTCCCTCATGGGTGCCCGCGCCACACTCACCGTCGTCATCGGCGACATATCCCAACAACGACCCCGAGTAGGAGACACAGATGACCTCGAGGAAACGCCCCAGGCTGAGGGCAGCACGGGCGAAGCGCAACCGCCCAAGAAGAGCGGCGCGGGTGACCCCCGCTTCGGCAAGCCCACAGCCTTGCCTACGGAGTTTCAAGGCGACGACCCTGATCTGCCGTCTCTCGACAAGCTTGCGGCCGAGTCGGGCGGCCAGAAGGGCATCGAGACGCCTCCTGGCGAGGAGGGATACTCGCAGGACCCTGATGACCATGAGAGTGAATGACACTTGCGTAAGTTCAGTTCGCACAACGGTTTTGTCGGTGGTGCGCGATACGAACTAGGGCATGTTCAGCCCGTGGCGCCACCTCGCAACTCACCACCCCCAGGTGCGGGTCGTATGGACTCGTCTCCCTGACCCGCACCGCGGGTACACCGATGGGCGCACGATTTGGATGGACAACCGGTTGTGTCAGGTGCAGCGGCGGATCGTACTCACGCACGAAACCTTCCACGTCGAACGCGGCATCATTCCTGCCGATCCCGCGGAGGAGCGGATTGTTGAGCAGCTCACGGCGAAACGACTCATCGAGATCGACGACCTAGTGGACGCCCTGCGCTGGCATCGCCACCCCACAGCGGAGGTGCTGGCGGACTCGCTATGGGTGGAGCCTGACACGGTGCGAACCCGGATCGGGAATCTAACTCCCGTCGAGTTGGCACATGTCGAGAACAAACTAGACCTGGACTGGGGTGTCGCATGACTGACGAGGAACGCCGCATGCTCGACCTGGCCGGCCAGAGATTCAACTACCCAGGATCGCTCGAGCAGATGGTGCGGGATGAGTTCGGGATCTCGCTGACTCGCTTCTGGCAGCGGGTGAACGCACTGATCGACACGGAGGAGGCGTTGGCGTACGACCCGGTGGTGGTGAATCGTCTCAGGCGGTTGCGGACCCGACGTCCTTCTTCGCCATGGCCGCACTGATCGCGTCAGCTGCTTGGGCGTGGGACGACCGATCCAAATGTCGGTGCAAGACCATAGAATGAGCGCGACCGGGCAGGTGCTACCAACACCGACCCGGCCACTTCCCACTCGCTTGAACTACCAAGGAGGGGCACATTGGAGCGTATCTGCTCACAGCCCGACTGCTCACGCCGCCACTACGGCCGCGGACTCTGCAAGAGCCATTACCTGAGCGCCTGGACGGCCGGCACTCTCGACCAGCACACGCGGACGCTGGTGGCGCCAGGAGCCAGCCTTGATGAACGCCTGAGGCACACGGGCTGGACGGTCACCGAGTCGGGGTGCTGGGAATGGAACGGCTCCCGAAACGCGAAGAACTACGGCCAGTTGGCCACGGGCAGGCACGCAGGCGACGACCCTAAGCGCACTGTGCCGATGATTGCGTCGCGCGCCGCGTACACAGCGTGGGTGGGTCCGATCTCGGATGGACAGGTAGTTCGCCATCGGTGCGACAATCCCCCATGCATCAACCCTGAACACCTGTGTTTGGGCACGCTGGTGGACAACGTGCAGGACGCTGTGGAGCGCAAGCGGATTGCCAACGGGGAGCGCAAGCGTGCCCAGGTGAAACTAACCGACGCTCAGGTCGCGGAGATTCGCCGGCGCGTAGCCAGCGGTGAGACCAGGCTCGCACTCGCCGCCGAGTTCGGGGTGTCGGCATCGCTGTTGTCGATGATCGTGGCCGGCAAGCGCCGAAAGTCTCCCACTAATCCAGCATTGCCCCGATGACTTTCGCGGCATCCTCGAACGAACCGCGGTCGATGTGTGAGTACACATTCGCGGTGACGTTCACCGACTCGTGTCCGAGGTGTCGGGATACCACCAGGAGGGGGATTCCGTTCTTGATCATCCACGATGCGCAGGTGTGGCGGAGGTCGTGGGGTGAGCAGCGGACGGGCGCTTTCTCCATCGCGGGTTTCCATCCGCCGTCGTAGTAGCGGCTATAGGTGACGCGGTCACCGTTGGCGTTGGTGAACAGCAACGTCTTCTTCGGCCGGTCGAGATCCACAACCTCGAGGGCCTGTTGCGGGAGGTTGATGGTTCGGCGCCCAGCCTTGGACTTGGGGTAGGCGAGGCGGGAGTCTTTGGTGCCGGTCCACTTCCACGCTTTGGAGATGCGGCACAGTGAGCCGTCGATGTCCCCGACAGTCAACGCAGTGGCTTCGCTGAACCGCATGCCGGTGGTCACCAACCACTGCGTGAGTGGTCTCCACTGGGCGGGCATGGCCTCGTACAGGGCGTCCCATTCGTCACGTGACAAGAAGACGGGTTCCTCGATGGGGTCTTTGCGTGGCAGCCGGGTGTGGTCGCACGGATTCTGCACCAGCTTGTTCTCCCGCACCGCCCGCCCCAGGACCGCCGACAACAGCCCATGTTTGTTGGCGATCGTCTTCCCGCTGTTGCCGCGGCCCTGCAACTCTTTCACCCAGGCGGCGATGACAGGTTCGGTGATCTCCGACAACGGCAAAGGCCCGATGGATGCGAAGTCGCGTTCGACGATCGCCTTGTACCTGCGGATGGTTCCCGGTTCCACGCCGATCAGCGAGTCGACGTGATGCTCCGCGGCTTGGGCGAGTGTGGTTTCGTTGCGGTGGGTTTCGACGACACCGAGGATGGTCATGGCGCGTTCGTGCCCGAACTTCTCCACGTTGAGTCGGTGGCGTTCGGCCGCGGTCAACGAGTCGAAGGTGAGTGCGCGTTGCCGGCCCTCGTGCCGCCACTGCACCTTGTAGAACTCGGTGCCGTCGGAACGGACACGCGTGTACAGAGACGCCATCAGTCGATGTGCTCCAGGTCGGCGGGGCGAGTAGCGAACTCCCACCCGAGATAACGTTCCTCACCCTCAGGGACGTGCGTGGTCTTGACGACCACCCCGTCTGGCGCGAGTCGCCATGGGTTGGTGCCGGACATCCAGCAGCGGTCGACAATCTTCCCTGCGAAGCCATCTTCCGGGACGTACCGAACCCGGTCGCCCACCTTGAACGAGGGGGCTTCAGATTGGTCGACTGACGACATGGGGTAACACCTCCGGGAGATCGTGTTACCCCAGTCTAGCTGGGATGTTTCCCGGAAGTGTTTCCTTCCAATGCTCCGCGTGTCTGACCTGCGGATTTTGGTGGAGCTAAGGGGACTCGAACCCCTTTACAGATTGGCATACATGCAGGTCAGGGGCAGTTTTCAGCCGAACTGGTGACCAGAGGTGACAAGGGGCTGACCAGGGGTTATGCGGGGGTCCTGTTGACCCAGGAAACATCGAGAAACATCGGCTTCCCAAGCTGAATACGCGGGTTCGATTCCCGTCATCGGCTCCAGGTCAGAGGGTATTTCCACTCCGACACTTACGTTTAGCCTTACGTGTATCGCGCAAAGTGACGTTCCGGTCCAACGTCGCGAGTCATCCAAGGACGACAGAACGCCCCCGGAGCCGCGTTGGCAGTCCGGGGGCGTTCAGTTCGTTGAGTCACAGCGTCCGGATTTGAACCGGAGTCCTGCGCGATGGGGGCCACTTGCTCAGACCCGACAGTGATCAGCTGCCGGGGTTCGCCTGCCTCGATCAGTACACGCGCGCCGTCCTAGGCCGCTAGACCACATCCAGACTCAACCTCGGCCGACCTACCCCAGTCATGCGACTGGCTCACCCAGCGACTCCAGGATACCGCCGAACCCTCTGCGGGTCAGACTCATCCTGAGGCTCAGGCTCGGCGTGTTGGTGGTGAGCCACTCCCTGATCCCCGCGACCTGATCCGCGCGCGGCGAGTCCTCGAGGTGCAGTCGGGCCAGGAGCTGACCGACGAAGGCCGGTGGTGGCATCGCTTCACCTGGAGGCAGGAAGACGCTGTCATCCCAGAGGCGATGTGAGATCGTCATTGGTGGCCCTCCGCTTCATCTGCGAGGCGCGCGCATTCGTCGCACAAGGTCTCTTTGGACTCATAGGAGCAGCCGGTCTCTACTTCGTGCCAGTGGCGAAGCGAGATCCCCTGCTGCAACATCTCGTAAGCAATCACGCCCTTGTCTGTCGGCCCATACGCGCTCATGGCTAGACCTTCACCGGGGGTAGGTGCGCGAGGAAGTATTCATTCAGACCGGCGTCCTCGTCTAGATCAGGTGCGTCTTCGAGGGTCCAACCGCAAACACAGGCGGGCTCAACCTCGTTGATTAGTCGATGCACGGTGACCTTACCGCCGCCATGCATTCCTGATAGCACCTTCATCATGAAGAGGCTCTGATCCATGCCGCCAATTTGCTCTGTCATCTTCCTATTGTCCCAGCTCTGGGCATGTTTTTCCGGTGACGCGCCCACGCCTGCAGGTCGAGTCATACAATCCCACGCATGCTTACAGCCCACTGCCCCTCATGCCAGGAACCCCTCACCCTCCGCCCAGGCAAATACTCCGATACGCCCACCGATCTAGGTAAGTACACCTGCGGAACCGAGGGGTGCGAATACAGGCACACGCCGGGCCGGTTCCTCACCGCGAACCCTGACGCGGCTCCCCACTTCCGGGATCAAGTCGAGGATTGAGCCAGCTGCGGAACGGACGGTACCGCGGCGACGACGAAAGCGCCCCACCTCGTGTTGAGGTGGGGCGCTTCGTTGTCAGCGGTAGTAGCCGTCGTCGGTGCTGGTTTGTTCGTCTCGCCAGTCGCAGATGCGGTCGGCTTTCTCGTTGGCTTCTTCGATGGTGGTGGCCATGATGACCATTCCGGCTCCGCGGTGGTTGGTGATTCGGTGGGGGCTCATGTGGTTCTCCTGGGGTGGTGTCTGCCTGACACCGCCGACGATACATTCCGGAACTGTATTGTGCAAGTGGTGTTCCGTTGTGGCGCAGAAGATTACGCCCGAGATTGGGGTGTTGACACCTGACAGTCCGGCACTGTATAGTTATGGGTGCAAGGACAACTACAGAGAGGAGGTGAAGCTGGTGGACAAGGTGGACCTAGCGCTCGCAATCGCGGCGCTCTCGGCCATCCTGCAGGCCATCACGGTCTGGCAGAACCGAAACCGCGAATAGCGAGCGGCCCGGGGGTAGAGCAAGTACCCCCGGGCACCCACCAATAATGCCACCAGCAACACACCATGAACACCATCAAAGATCGAGGAATCCAAGCAAGCGTCGTCACCGCCGGCATCCTCGCCGTCGTCACCGCCGTCGCCTACAGTCCCCCACTCCTCGCAGTGTGGGCAGTGTGGGCCGGCGTCACCGTGTGGGCGATCTACGAGGCACGGCGCAAGCATGCCCGGGCGTAAACCCCGGCACTACCTGTCGCAGCGGCAGGTGGCCGAACGCATCGGCGTCGTGCCGTCAGCGCTCGGCAGGTACAAACTCCCTACGCCCGATGTGACGATCGGGCCGGTCGACGACGACGGCACCATCCCCCGCGGCACTGTGCGGGGATGGCTGCCGGAGACCATCGACGAGTGGAATGCGCACCGGCCTGGCCGAGGCGCCCGCACCGATCTACGCGACTAGAAACACACGAACAGCCCCCGACCTCAGTGGAGGTCGGGGGCTGTTGCGATGAGCCACCACGCGGCGAACACGCAGACGACGATGGCGAGGATGTCCAGGAGCATGGAGGTTGGACGCACCCGACGGCCAATCGGTTCCGCCGACTTTGATCGCACTTTGGGGCGACCGACAACCTGTCACATCCCCCAAAGTCACCGCACGGGACAATGGGCCCGGTGATGAACCGTGAGGTGCTGCGCGCCGCATCCGAGGCTGTGCACTCCCTGATGCGCAAGCAGCAGGCGAACCGGCAGGCTGCGACGGATGGCGGGTGGGTGCCGCCCGACGCTGTGCTGGAAGCGTTGGGAGTGGAGTGCGATGAGGTGATCTACAGCCAGCGCGCCGAAGCAGCCGATCTGGCTGACCGGTTGGCCGCGGTACTTGGCGACGACTGGGAGCCATGACCGCCCGCTACTTCACGTTATGGGCGGGTCAAAAGGCGCCGGCGATCGTTCGACCGAAGGAAAGTTCTGCGGTTCACGTCCCGGACCTCGACAGCCGGTGGACAGTGAGGGCCATGTCCAATTCGAAGTCTCTGAAACTGACACCGGAGGAGATACTCCGAGCCGCCGAAGAAGCGCTCTCGACGGCCGAATTCGGTTACGAAGCCCTCACGGGCGATAGGTCCGATTGGCGACGACCCGGACTTCGTACTGCGATCGCTTTCGGAAATTCCGTGACCGAAGCGTTGAGGAAACTCCGCAGCCACGCCCCCGATTTCGAAGAATGGTACGCCCCTCGAACCGTCGTTCTGGCCGCCGATCCTGAGCTTAAACGCCTGTACAACATGCGGTCAGAGATGCTTCACGAGGGCGTCCTCGTGTCTGGGGTGAACATCGTCGTCGGTGGGCCGACGTCCATCACGATCGTGGTTGATGGAAACTCGGTGCCAGCAGAGCCACTGATTCGCCGGTACCTCGACGCTCTGGCCGTCATCGTGCGAGATGCCCGGGAGGAGTTCGTCCCAGCTCCTACAACGTGAGTCGCGCGGGCAGGTTCGCAGCCGTCGCCATCGCCGCGGCGCCCGTCGCGTTCGGGTGGGTGCCGTCGGTGGTGTAGTCGTTCTTCCACTTGCCCGAGTTGCGCGCCGTTTCGACCGCATCGGCAACCTCGACATGACCCTTGAGCGGAGCCGGGTTCGACCGAATCCACGCGTTGATCCCGACCCGAACGGCCTCGCGACCCGCAGCCTGCACCGTCTGGCCCTCGGGAGTCGAGTAGGTGCCGGTCGTGACCGGGGTGAGCGTCGACTGGTAGACGTCGAGCCCCATCGCTGCGAGGCCGTTCCAGATGACGAGCAGGTCAGCTTGGAGTTGCGCGATGGTACGGTCGCCCTTCACGTCGTTGATGCCGTAGCCGACGACGGCGTGCGTGCAGTACCGCGCGAGCTGCCACCGGCCGAGACGTCGGTTGTTGCCCGGCATGTACTGCTGCGCGGTTTCACCGGCACGTGAGGCGTTGATGTAGCCGACCTCGTTGTTTAGCGACCGGCACACCCACCCACCGTCGGTCGTCGGCTCGGCGCCGGCGTCACCGACACCCTGCATGATCGAATCGCCCGAGATATACAGCGCCGCCGTCGGCTCGTACGGGATGCCGATGATCGCGGTCGGACAGAACACGTTGGCGCCGTTATTGTCGGGCATGTTCCCAATGTCGACAGTGTCGGTTGCCGCGCCGCCGTCACCGACCGACGTGTTGAGCATGGCCCCGATGGGCCACTTCTCACCCATCGTGGACACGCTCACCATCTGCCGAGAACGGAAGAATCCGCCCTTCAGCACTTCCGTCGGCACCGGATCAGACAGCAGGAGTCCGCCGGGCTGATTCACGGCCAGGCGCCCGCCGTTGAAGAACGCCGGCACGATTGCGCCAGCCGAGTACTCAAAGGCTGCTTTGACGGTGATGGGGTTTGGCCCGTTCTCGCCCATCGCGGTGTTGCCGTAGAGCAGCTGGATGGAGTGGGCGTTGGCGGTGGCGAAGTGCCGCAGCCGGGTTGAGTGCAGTGTGGTCGTGCCAGCGGACAGAGATGCGGCTGAGGTGGTGGCCTGCCGCAGGTTGCCGGTCCGCGAGCGCGTGGCGACGACGATCGGTTTCGGTGCGGCCCACTTCATCCGCTTGCGGGCGTCGGCCTTGGCCATACCGAGGGTCACAGCGTCCATGGGTCAGGCCTCCGTCACGGTCGAAGAGATGGGGTTGCCGGCGCCGTCGTAGGTCCAGGTCTTGACGAGGCCCTGCGAGGTCTCGGTGTGGCAGGTGCCGTCGGAGTTCCACGTGTAGTCGGTGCGGACGCTACCGGCGATCGCGTAGTCGACCTGCCCGTTGCTGCCGTAGTGAATGGTGTCCTCGACGAGGGTTGTTGCGTCCTCGACGAGTTGCACGGCTTCGTCGCGGGCTGTTCGGGTTTCGTCCCGCAACACCGCCACCGCATTCACAACCGGTGGCGTGTACAGGTCCGGGTCGTAATCCTCGATCAACTCCTGCACCGTGTGCGAACCCGACGTGAGCACAACATCATACCACCTGGACCGGTAGTCCTTCGCCCCAAAGATGGCCTTCTGGATTTGGTACGGACCCTCCCCCAACAGACCGGAGTCGTAGAACCCGGGGGCTGTCGGATGGGTGGGTGGGTTGATCGGCACCATGATCGGCGCCGCATACACCGTCTTCCCACCCTCCTCACGGTCGGTCGGAACCCGCACCCACAGTTTCGAATCCCGAGGCGGAAACCCCCCACCAGGAAGCTGATACACACCAGTCAAACGTCCGGACATCAAAGATCCCTTCCTAAGTGAGGCGCACCGCAATAGACGTCCACGACCCCGACGCTGGGGTGGACAACGTGACAGGCGAACCCGCCCTATCAGCGACCGCCAAACAGTTACCGGTGGTGCGGCGATACTTCACCCGCACTTCACCATTCGACGTCACCGAATCAATCTCAGCCGACCCCGCAGAGAAGTCGAACCCCACCAACGTGCGGCCACCCGAACCCGTCGGCGTACCAGACGGGGCAGTGCTGGTGCCGCTCGCGGTGACACCACCCGACACCGACGACACCCCCGTATACGAGACAGCCGACACGATGTGCCCGGACGAGGTACTGCGATCCACTTGCACCGCGCGTGGCCCGGCTGTCAGGCCGGTCGCGTAGTACATGGCGGCGTTCGACGTCTTCCCCACCAACGACATGTTGACGCCGTCGACGCGGGCGGCGTTGGTGGTGTTACCGGCCACGAACACGACGATGGTGGCGTTCGCCGCCACCGTCAGATTCAGGCTGGTGGTGGATGCTCCCTCGATGACGGTGGAGTTGTCGTACGCGAAGTAGGCTGCGGTGGCTGTGGCGGTGGAGTCCACGACCGCCGAGCTCGATGCGGCGAGGATGTGGCGTGCCCGGGATAGCGCCGTGCCGGCCACCACGCTTGAGCCTGCCGCTACCAAGGACGGTATCGGTGTCGCTGCATCGGTGACCGCCAGACTGTTTGAGGCGTTCAAGGTGTAGCGTGCCCGCCCATCCCCCACACCCGACACCCCAACGTTCTGTGCAGCCGCCAACGGAACACGGAGACCATCCAAGATGGTGGACTCCCCCGTCTCAATCGACTGCACCGCGGCCACTGTGTGCCGGACCCGCACCACCGCAACTGACTCCACCGCGAGTGTTTGGGTAGCGTCCGCGTTCACCGTCCCGACCGAGGGAACCGACGACGCCGTCGACACCACAGCGATGTCCTGGGCCGCATCCACCTCGATCAGGGGCCGGGACACGACAGGCTGATCCACCACGATGTCTTGGGAGGCGGCCAGACTGTAGAGGGCGCGCGCACCCCCACCATCCGTCGCAATAACGATGGCCTGGGTGGCGGTCAGAACATGCCGCGGACGGGCAACACCCGACTGGACGGTGTCGATGCCGTTCGTGGCGGTGACCGTGTACAGAGCTCGCACCACCGCCGACCCCGACACCACAGCGGCCCCGGCAGCGTTCAAACCGACAGCAAGCTTCGCCGCCTGATCCACCTGCACGGACTGCTCGGCGAACTCCACACCCAACCGGGCATGAACCACCGCAGACCCGGACACTGTGAACGTGTTGCCCGCGACGAGGCGTTCCTTCGTAGGAGGTCGACGAGTCCGATACCGCGGCACCGAGGGAAGCTTCACGCCCACCGACGGCGCAGACGGCAACCGCGTTTTCACATGCGGGACAGCCGGCAACACCACCCCAACACGCGAAACCGGCACCGCCGTAAACACATACGGCCTGTTCGGGACCGGCGTAACAACCCGGCCCGCAAGAACAATCACTTACGTGATGGTGATCGTGGGCGTCACATCGATCGTCGCGTTCGCCGACACCGTCGTCGACGGAATCGCCAACTTGTCCAGGTAGGTGCCCGACGTTTGCGCCGAATACACACCGGCCGCAACCACAGTCGTCGCGGGCACGTTGATCGACACTTTCGACCCCGTCATCGACCCCGACGCCGGAGTGCCCCACGTCGTCTGCTGCCGCGCATACGCGGGGGTACCACCGGACACCTCCGACGCCCCCAGTTGAACCGGGGTCGGCGGTGTGCAGGGAAATCCAGGTGCCCTGCGCCGCATAGGCGTTCAGCAGGGCGGTTTTCATCGCGTTGGTGGCGAGTGCCATGTCATTCTCCTAGGTTGTAGTCGATGTCGAGGTGCAGGGTTTGTTCGGCCTCGAGAGCGACGTGCTCGCGGCCCTCGTCGTCTATCCAGTGCCGGGTTCCGTTGCGGTCGTTCCACTCCCGGACAAGCCAGTGGGTCACGTCAGACACGACGCACCACCTTCCCGTAGTAGAGCGGGTACTCCTGGGTGGGGGTTTCCGGCATCGACACCGTCACCAAGAAATGGGTGGCCGTACCCAGTGCGGGGGCTAACGTTTCCTGCTGCACGATGTAGTCGATCGACGGCGGCTCCACCACGCCCGGCACCGTGAGCACCGGCGCCAACGAAGTCGACGTCTTCACCGGATCACCCTTGTAGAAATACAAAGTCGACGCCGCACCCACAGGCCACGACGTGATATTCCCCGACGACGCATCCACCGGATCAAGCGAAAACACCAAATCAGACTGCCGATACAGCGGCAGCTCAGCGCGGATACCCTCCCAACCCAACGTCACAGTCATGGCGTCTCCTCCTCGATCGTGATGTCCGCAGCAGTCACGTTGTCCAAACGCCCTGACGGATAGATCAACCCGTTACGACGCGCCATCACCGACCACCACCGCCGGCCAATGCCGGACGGAATCGAGTTGGTCGTGTCAGGCCACGTCAGCACCGGCACAGCACTCTCGGCGTTCGGGTCACCGAAAAACACCTGATAGATGAAATGCGTGTCACCCTCATCCCGGATGGCCCGCAGCGTGTACCTGCCCGAACCCGGCACTGTCGCAGTGACACGGTCCGTGCGCGAGTTGTACGCACCCGTCTGGATACGCACACCCCCCACATCGGCGGTCAACCACACCCCATTGCCCAAACCAGACTGGCAGTGCACACCAACCCCGATGTCTTCCTCGTCAATCGACAGGTCGGCACCCACCTCCACAAGGTCCGTCGCCAAAGGCTGGTGGTACATCGCAGCAGCGGACGCATTCGCGAACGCGCTACCCGTGAACTCGACCTTGCCGTCCTTGATCCCGACGCTCGACCCGTAGGTGATCCACCGCGTACCGAGACTCGCCCGGTTGAAGTCGTCGTAGAAGAACCGCGGTATCTGCGTCTGCCCCACATCGATACCGATCGACACGAACGGCGCCGGCCCGGTGTACATCGTGTCCCGCGTTGACGTCGCGATCGTCGTGGGAGCCGGAGTGGCGGAGGCGTTACGCGCGCTGCCGATGGTGTACGGACGGAACCCTGGCAGCGGAGTCGGGTTCGGAAAGTTGATGCCCGCCAGACTCACTGACCCCGACCCAGTCATCCGGAATTGAACATCGTAGATGTCGCCGACATCAGCAACAATGGTCTGCGACGACATCAGGTGCTGCATCCACCCGATCGACGAGAGCGACACGGGCACATCCCCGGCCAGGTTCGGCGATGAGTACAGCAACGAACTCGACCCGTCCTGCTCAAGCTTGTACACATCGAGGTTGAATGTGGAAACCGTGCCAGTCTTGTAAGCCATCCACGTCAGCACTTTCCGTTCTGCTGCCGTCTTGAAGATGACATTCGCCCACGGCGCGTAGGAGGCTGTGACATTCACTGTCGGCACAGCACTGGAGTTCGGTTCAACCACCAGGGTTCCCACCCCATGACGGTGCTGAACATTGTCGAGCATCACAATCGAGGTCTGGCCTGACAGCTCGTGCGTGTGGGCGTTTATGGTGAGGTTCGAGAACGGGAACGACGGTGTGCCTGTCCGGTCGGGGCCGGTCTCCCACACACCCATCCCCGACTGAAGTGCGATCACCTGCTGCACATAGTTGACCTGCGTCCCCACCGACACCGCAGTCTCCGCAGCATCCACCGCAGTCTCATTCGTTGTCTTGAGGAACTTGGCGAGCGCCTCCTCGAACTTGTCGCCAACTACCGGGATGTTCCCGACCAGCTGCACCAAAATCTTCAATGGGAGACGAATGAGAGCTGGTAGGAGATCGTCCCGGATCTCCTCGAGAGTGTCCCAGTCTTCTGGGTCACCTCCTGCGATCCACGACAACAACACCGAAAGCGGGGTCATCACGATGTCGCGCACCGTTCCCGAGACCAACGCCCCGAGTGGTCCAATATCCCCCTGAAAGGCCGCGATTACCGCGTGGGTCAATGTTCGAAGAACATCGACCGGCTCCCCCATGTGCTTGAACTTGGGGTCCCACTGATCGTATGCGTAGTCGTTCCAGAACTCTTCGTCCGCTGCCGCGAATTGGGACAGGCCGGAGGTGGCAGCGTTGGGGCGGTTCGCGGGCAGGAAGTAGTTGTTGTTGACGCCGGCGCCTGGCTGATTTGGTGTGGTCATCGGGTCAACCCCTCAACCATCGCCTTCACCGAAGCGAGGTATGTGGTGCCGTTGATCCGCTCCGAGCCGTAGGCAACGTGGCGACCTCCCGAGGTGTATTTGAGAAGCCAGTGCAGAGTGAACCCCGCATCCCACCACCGGCTGGGTAGCGGTTGCTGCAATCCCGTCACCTGCTGCGCAATCTGACGCATCCCGTTATCCCCCGGCAACGCCGAGATCGGATCATCCGGGATCGTGTACGAATAGCACTGCACATGCGTGATCAGACGCTGACCGGCAATCCCCCAATGGTTTCGGGGGACACCCTTGTGTGACACCTGATTCGCATGCCGCTTCGGATCAGACAGTAGGACGATGCCTTTGCAGTTGCGGGGCCGGTCGTACTGCACGAAGTCCCCTGCCGCGGCAGCACCGAGCGAGTAGCCCACGAGGACATAGGGTTCGCCCTCGGCGTCGATCTCACGCAGCCGCCGCCGCGCATCAGCAACCGACTCCGCGTACGTGCCCAACCCGATCGGACGAATCTCCGCCTGATAGGGCAGATCGGTACCCGGGATGGCGGACAGCATGTTCCGGCCGCCCAACGACTCCCCCGCGCCGCGCAGCTTGATCACCCTCATGCGGTCACCTGCGCATCCCGATCCGCCCTCTGCAACCGCAACAGAGACACCAACATCGGCACATACACGATGGCGCCCAGCGTGTAGATCGCGAACCGAATCTGCTGCCTGTACGGGTAATCCATGTCCCACCACAATGTGACCGCGATCTGATCCAACACCAGCGACAACACCAAGCATTTCGCCAGATAGATGCGACCGATCCGGTTCGTCCACCACGGCGACCGCACGAAGTAGAACAGTGTGAACGTGTTGACCAGCACCGCAATACACAGCAGTGAAATGTTCGCCGCGAGCCGGTAGTCGATGGTGATCCACAGATCGGCGATCAGCGTCAGACCGACAATCGTCACGCCCGCCGCGAGGACAAACCACTCCACAGCCGAGAACTCGCCCCGGACACTCCGCCTACGCGCCTCACGCAGCAGATGCTTCATCCTCTACCCCACGCATCCTGCAACAACTCCGTCCACCCATTCCGCTCTAGGTGAGAACGCAGCCGCTGCACCGTCTCCAATGACTCATTGATGGTTGATTCCACGTCCCGCAACTGCACCGCAGCAGCCTCTTTCGCCTGCCGCGCCTGCTGCGCTTCCTGACGTGCACGATCGATCTCACGCTGCCACGGCCACCTCATGACTGGCCCCTCCCAGCGGACTCGCGGAGGGAGTCCAGGATGTGGGTTTGCAGTTTGCCGGCGACATCCCACTCAGAGACGGTCGTCGTCAGCTGCTGAATGGTTTGGCCGTCGTTGCGGCGACCTTCCCTGAGCTCGGCGATGGTCTCGTCTTTCGCCGACACGATCTCTCGGTGATGGATACCGAGGATGAGCCAGCCCTGTTTGAGTCCCCAGAACACGACGCCAGCTGTCACGATGAGGAACCCGACAACCCCGACGCTGTTCCACACCTCGGGGTTGAAGGGAAGGGTCATCGGACCGTCGACTCAGCTGTGCTGCCGTACTCGGCCGGAACTGGGGTCTTCGCCGCGGCCAAGCCGACACCGAGGATCGCCGACAGAAGTACCAGACCGGACGCCCACTGCTCGGTGGTGCCGATCGCGAACGCGACGCCGATCGGCTGCAGCGCGATCACCACCCCGTACAGGAGGGTGCGCCACTTCGCCGACGAATGCAGCAACGCGAGTCCGAGATCGAACACCGCGACCGCAGCTGCGGCGATCAGAACCCCCAGCGACGGGTCGACCTTGGTGGAGACGGTGATGACTCCGAAAACGGCGAGCACCACAGCATGGACGTAGGCGCGGCGGTTCGGGGTATCGAACCAAGCACGAATGGCAGACATGGTCACTTCTCCTTCGATTCGAGCTGAGCAAGGACGGCTTTCGCGCCCTCGTCGTTCTTGGCGGCCTCACGCTTGATCAACGCGACCGCCCAATCGACCCCCTTCAACGCCTCCCGCTCCACAAACTCCTCGTGGATGCGAGCATCGACGTTGAGGACAAACCCAGCCAGGGTGTCGATCTCCTTGTCGTTGGCCCGGTACTTCGATCGGCTCGGAAACTTCTTCTTCAGCTCGTCATCTGCGTAGGACATGGTGTCTCCTGGTAGTAGTGCGGCACCCAACTTGAGGCACCTGTTCCATCTGTCGATGCGGTCCTGGATGTGAGTCAGTCCGCCATTGATGGCGCGCGTCACGCCATGCACATCCCTGCGGTCACACATCTCGTTGATCTGCGGGCGGGCGACCGTCCAGTACCAGACCGGGCCGAGGAATCCGTACCGATCCGACGACAACAGAGCTGGGTCGTTGACGAAGAACGTGGGGTTGGGAACCAAACCATTCCCGTACGCCCACCGCGACACCTCGGTGTAGTTGTGCCGGCCAGTCATCTGGATCGGTCCGCGGCCCTTGAAACGGAGCCCGTCACCCGGCTGGGTGTTGCCGAGATCTCGCCGCCCCTCGTATCCACGCTGAGCCGGGGTCGGACCCCAAATCTCTTCCATCCATCGCAGACCGCCTGACTCGTGCCCGATCTGGGCGCAGAACATGGCAGCCCGATTGACGGTGGTGCACTTCGCCTGCGCCAAAGCTTGGTTGAACGCTGGGGTCAGCTGCGCATACCTGGACAGCGATAGTGAGTCCCCCATCGCCCTTGCAAGCGTCGCGGTGTCCATCACCGCGCCTCGGTGTAGCGCTCATGGATGCGGCCGTCGATGTTCAGGATGAACCCGGCGAGGGTGTCGACGGGCAGATCGTTGGCCCGGTACTTCGACCGTGACGGGAACTTCTTCGACAGCTCATCATCCGCATACGACGGCGCAGAGACCGGCTCCTTCGGGTACGCCGCATAGCCCTTACCTGCGATCAGCGACACACACTGATCGAGCGACACCCAGTACGAGAACGGCCGGAAGCCGCTGTCCGCGATCCACACCGAACGCGACGCATCGTCGTACCCCATTGCCGCGACGTAGTGATAGACCATGCCACCCGAGTAGGCCGGCGACTGCGAACCCTTCACCCCGCGCGGATAGTTGTTCGGTGGGGCGATCCAGTTCATTGCCACCCCGAACCCCGCATCGATGCTCTTGACGAGGTCCGCCCAGAACAGGTCCGTCTGGAACTTGGTGGGCGGATCGTTCTGGATGAGCCGCGACACATACGGAGCCCGCAACCTGGCCTCGAGCACATTCCGTAGCAGTCCGATGTGGTTGGTGCCGTTCGTTGTGGTGCCGAGCTCACGAGCCAACACGTTCTCGTTGACCTCCTGCCCACGCGACGACAGGATGTTCTGACAGGTCGCAGGACCACACCAGTAGTAAGTCTCTTGGCTGATACGTCCAAGGTTGAACGCCAGCTTCTTTTCCGCCACGGATACCTCCTGGCATGGTGAGATCCCCACACCCGGCGGGTGCAGGGTCGAAAGTCGAATAGGACTAGGTGCGGATGTCTTTAAGGTCGACGTCAGCGTGCGGAGAACCCGCCAACGTCCCCGCGTCCGTGCGGAGCTTCACCTCCGCCGTGAACGCCACCGCCTCAGCCTGAGCCACCCGATCCTGCTTATCGGCCTGCCGGGCTTTCAGCTCCTCGAGCCTCGCCATGTACGCCTGATGCTCCTCATCGGCGAGACGAGCGATCCGTTGCTCATACGTCTCATCAGGCTCATGAGAGTCGTAGACCCACTTCCCCGCCGCCTTCTGCGCATCCAGACTTTCGCCGGCCTCGTAGTGCTTAATCGAGTCCGCCACCAACCGCACACCACCCTCGACGAGGTGACGTGCGACATCCAGCCAGTACTCCGGCCCCAGAATCAGCGGCGCTCCCACCACGCCCGGGAGGCCGATGAACAACGCTGAGACCGCCTGCGCCTCCGCTTCACGTTCCTCATCGGACATGTCAGCCCACTGCTTGAAAGTCACCGTCGTCTCCTAGAACAGTCCGAGCTCGGATGCTGCGGTGGCCAAGCCGGCGATCTCACGCATCAGACGGGCCATCGGGTCCTCATCCTCGCGAGGCCCGAACTCCAACTCCCACTGCGCGAAATGATCGAACGACCAATCCAGCTTCGCGACCTTCACCCGCTCCACATGAATCTCGCGGCGCGTATCACCGGCCACCTCGAAGCTGGCGCGGTCACCCTTGTACAGGTGCCCTGACCCTGGCCAACCCACCACATACGGGGTCAGCGCCGACACCTTCACCGACGCCGTCTTCGTACGGCGGGTCGCCACAATCCCGGCACGCATCGCCATCACCGACGACAACGTGTACGCCTTACCTGGCAGGTCCAGGTGGTATTCCTTGTAGTGCGACGACCCTGATTGGGCTATTCGGTGCGGCAGTTTCACTGAGATCCACGCCAGCACTGTGTCGGTGTAGAACGGTTTGAGTACTGCGTCGATCGCGCCGCCCTGGGCGCCGATACCGTAGCCTCCGATGTTCAGGTTCGACGTCACCAGATCGCCGACCGTCTGAATGCCAGCGCTGATGAGCTCGTTCACGCCAGGGGCACTCTGTCCGCCTGCATTCAGGATGACGCCCTTGGATGGTGTTGTGGTGAACTCGGTTTCCACCCCGGAGTCGGCCGGGAAGTGGACGAACGGGAAACCCTTCGGCGTGCCGAACATGTCCTCGTAGAACTTGGACGGCCACGAAGGCTCCCCCACCAGTTCTGTTTCAGCGTCCTCGATGAAGTCGCCGACGAGCTCGCGGATGGTGCGGGTGAACCCGTCGAACACGGTGCCGCCGTTCGCGGCGCCCTCCATGTGCCCGGACTTGTCGACGATGTCCACCACGAGCGCACCATCTTTGATGCCGGTCACGAAGGCCCCGGGCCACGGCTCCGGATCACCCTTCCGGTACCGGCGCGTCACCACCGACAGTTCGGCGTCCTTCAAGATCATCTCGGCCCGGTCATGCCACTTCCCCCACCGCGACATGAACAGACACCACGTCGTCCCCGCCGCCATGTCCTGCAGGAAGCTGGTGGGTTTGATGACGATGTCCCAGTTCGACATGTCCAACCCGTCCAACCAGGTCGACGGGTTCATGGGGTCGTCGGGGATCTGCCAGATGCTCGAGTTGATCCGCCACAGCTGCAGCAGCAAAGCTGTCTTCAGCGTCCAGATCGCAGGCCCCGCCAGCAAAAATATGCGAGGGAACTGGAAGATCGCCGGCAGGAACGGGTTCGACCAGACGTCAATCCACTTCAGGTTCTCGTAGTCGGTGAGGAACGTGACGTGCAGCATCCGCTGCCCCTTGCCGTCCTTCTTCACCGACTTCGCGTCATACCGGCCTGTGACCCGAATGCCGTTGTGCTCCACATCGATGTGGAAGAACTCGCCCTCGCCCCGCTGGATTCGGCCGATGTCGTCGTTCATCCACTGCGCTACCGGATGCTCAAACGGGATCGCCAACTCGATGGGTCCGGTGTCGTTCTCCGGGTCCTCCACATGAAGCTCCACCACCTCCAACAGGAGGTGCTGTAGGCGTTGGTGTCCGTCGAAGATGAACACCCCGGGCGGGGTGCGTTGCATCCGCTCCAGCCGGCGTTCCTCGGCAACGGTCGCAGCCAAAATGGCGTCGCACTGCTCCTGGAGGCTGCCGGTCAACACTGGTGCGGTCATGACAACCCCGGGAACTCGAGACCGACAGGGCGCGTCCACAACCGCGGCTGATGCAACTCCGCCCGAGCACCCCCAGCAGGGGCATCGGTGTAGGAGATCGGCAGCAACGTCGGCGGCGTATACGGCGGAATGTCGTGCATCAGAAACTTGCCCCCCATCCGGCCCTGGAAGTTCGCGCCGGTGAATGTCATCGCCACCAACTTGCGGCGTTCACGCGTGATCCGAACGCCCTGATCGCTCGATGTGATGATCGGCAGAGGCAGGGTGCGCGACGCGTACGGACCTGCCGGCGCACGTGAACCCTTCTTCCCCCGCCACGACGGATCAGGAAGAGTCCACTTCGCCCGGGTCAACACCCACGTGTGCCGCATCGGCACATCAGTCGGATTCCACACCAGGATCGTCCCCGACCCCGAGGTGGTCGACCGCTCGAAAGGCTCCACGTGGGTGCCGGAATCCCACAACGGCATCGGCGCACGCATCTCGTAGGTGATGTCATAAAACTGCTGCGTGTACGGGTCCCGCTCCGTCTTCAACTCCGGCGCTTCCCGCATCTGAACCGTCAGGCGACGCTCCCCTGACATCTCCGACTCCACCAACACCTGCGTGTGCTGGAAGTCGTCGTCCCACTCATCCGGCTGGGCTGCGAAATCCATACGGAAATCCGACTCAAGACGCCCGATCTCCGTCTCATCCGACAACGCATCCGACACATAGAAACCGAGAGTCATGTCGCGGGGCAGATACCTCACCCCACCAAACACAACACCCATTTCCGTGTCCTCCACCCACTGCGTTTCCACGGGCGAATCGATGAGACCTTCCACCCCACCCTCACTGAGGGTGAGGCCGGCGTGCCGCTCGATGCCGTGGACAGGCCACCGCATCCCCGACGTACCGATAAGGGTGATCTGCATCCCCATCTAGCGGCCTCCGCTCATAGCCTTGTGCCGTGCCCGCTGCTGGCGGCGTTCCCGCTCGTAGTAGGCGCGTTCGTCCCGCAGGGTGACGTTCGTTGTCCCGCCATCCATTGCGGAGATCACGGAGATGAGTTGGTCCAACTTCTCAACGAGGACAGCCGGGGCCGCCCCACCACGATCGAGTGAGGCTTTCAGATCCCGCGGATCGAACGGCAGCGCAGTTTCTTTGTGCCCCAACCCGTTGAGCATGATGTTGGCGCCCTCATGGATGACACCACCCCGCTCATACCAGCCGGCGTTGACGTGATGGTCCTTCGCCTTCAGCGGGTCACCGTAACGGTCACCCACATAACGGTCGTACGCCTCACCCTGCACCCGCGGATCAGGTGACGAATCCGGCAGATACTGATCCTTCGTCGACCCCAAGAACTGGGGCAGACCAAACGCCCCCGACGACGGATTCGTGGCAGTCGGATTCCAGCTGGACTCTTTGTTGATGATCCAGTCGGTGGCCTCCCACGGAGGACCCTGACGCCACGCCTCCCGCAAACCACTACGGAATGCATCCTTGATCGCATTCCCCGTCGGCGCACCACCAGCGCCACCCAAATCCTCACCAGGACGCGGCTTCACCGTCCCCGGATCAGTCACACCCGGACGGGCACCCACCGACGGAGCCGACTGGGCAGAACGCTCAAACTCCTGCTTCTTCGCCAACTCCGCCGACTCATAGCGGGCCTTCATCCCCGCCATATCCGAGTCGTACTGCGCCGTCAACTCATCCGAGCGCCGCTTGTTCAGATCCTTGTCGAGCTTCTGCGCCTGAAGAGCCTTCTTGTCGGCCTCGTACCGTTCCTTACGGGCGGCCTTCTCCTGGTCGTACTGCTGCTTCCGTGCGAGCTTTTCGTCCTCGTACTTCTGCTTCAACCCCAGAGCGGCCGACGGATCGGACCCCGCCTCACCCGGCTTCGGTGTCTTGCCCGTCGCAGAGTCATACTTCGACTTGGCCTCCGCCACACGGGAGTCGTACTCCTGCTTCTTGACCAGCTCGTCGTTCTCAAACTTGTGCTTGAGATCGTTGAGCTGACGTTCGTAGGTGGCACGATCAATCTTCTTGAGCGTGAACTGGTTCTCGAGGTCCTGCTTCTTGCGGTCGTAGTCCTGCTTACGAGTGAGCTTCGCGTTCTCGTAGTCCGACTTGAGGGAGTCCTTCGCCGCGTCATACTCGGCCTTCGCCCGCTCACGCTCCTCCGGCGACACCTTCGTCCCCGAACCCGATTGCTGCTGCGAGTTCTCGTATTCAGCGAGGGCGCCAAGGATGCCGGGGGTGTCGTTGATGGAGAACACCTTGAGCATGTCCGCGATCTGCTCGGACACGAACGTGTTCGCCACGGCACCGAGGCGGCCCGAAATGCTCTTATCCCCAGTGCTACTGCCCGAGGTGCCTGACCCGCCTGTGGCGTCGTACCCACCCGGCCCGGTCTGCGTCCACGTCCCATCCGGACGCTGCACCCAACCACCCGAATCAGAACCCGGATCAGTCCAGGACGGATCAACCTTGATGAACGCATGCTCAGAGAACTGCGGATCATCAGCCCCCACAGAACCGCCGAGCATGCCGCCACCGTTCTGGCCGCCCATCTCAACGTTCGTCCCATCCGGGAGGGTGCCGGCAGTATGACCGCCACCCTGGCCGCCGTTGTACCAACCGAACCGCATATCCCCAGACGAACCGCGACCCAACTGGCCGCCCATCTGCTGAATCTGTGCACCCATCGTGGCGGTGGTGAAACGCCCCCCGAACGGGTCCAAACCTGCAGCCTTACGGGCGAACGCACTCATGGCACCAGAGCAGTCGCCCCAGTTCACGCCACCCCACACATACGGGGAACCCGTCAACGGACCCGAAGCACCCTCACCCTCGGCAAGCCTGCGGAGGATGCCACCGTCGGCGAACCGACGCACACCATCAGCGCCGGCAGCCTGCGCCAAACGCTTGACCCCGCCACCAGCGATAGCACCCAGCCAACCCGTAATGCCCTGCGGCATCTGGTCCCGCGGGATGAGATCGAACCCGAACATGTCCGCCACCGTGGCGAGCAGCCCGGCCGACCGGCGCCGCTTCGATGGCCCCAGCGGGATGAACGCATCCACTCCCGGCGCAATCGGGAAGAACGCCTCATCACCCGTCTCGCCCTCAGCAGCAATCGCAGGACCGGACTGGGTGGTGAACAGTTTTCCGCGTCCGCGACCCGGCAGAATCTGCGGATCAGTGAGATGCCCACCGTTGGCGAACTTCTCAAGATCGGCAATGCCACCATTGGCGTAGCTGCGAATGAACCCGTTGGCCCCGACGGGCATCGCCGGCCCCATAGCCCCACCAGGCGTGCCAGGAGCGGCGCCTAGAACGATTGGCTGGATGTTCGCGGTACGCGTACGGGCTGTGCGATCGAGCTCAGTGTTGACGAGCCCGATCTTTTCCATGATCTTCGCGATTTCCAGGTTCACCTGGGGGTTCGATGTGGTCTGCGAAAGCGTGTTCAACTCAGCCATCGACACCGCTTTGCCCTGCAGCAGTCTGTCAATGACGAGCCCAGCCTCCGGCGATACCGCCGTCCGGTCGAGGCCGGCGAGCTCAGCGCGCACTTGGCCGTTCTTCGCGTCGAACGACAGCTTGTTCAGATCAACGTTCGGGTTCGCCTTTAGCGCATTCAACACAGCCACGTTCTGCGTGATGAGGAGGAACTTGGCGCGCGCAGCGTCGTCGTTGGCGGTGATGGTCACTGTGCCGTTCAGCGGCTGCGACACAGTCATACCCAGCTCTTGGAGAGCCGCCCGGGTGTCGTTGTTCACCTGGTCTTCCGTCACCGTGAGGGTCTTCTTCTCAGGTGTGTCGTTCCAGGCGTTAGAGATCGATGCCAACTGCTGGATAACCTCTGGCGCGCCCTTGAGGGTGACTGCCACGCCGATGTCGTCCATTCCTAGACGGTCTGCGGCTCCTCGGATCTCGTCGACTGAGACCCCGTACTGCTTCGCGAGTGCCGCCATCGCCTCCTGATTGAGGCGGTTACGTTCGGTCATGTCGGCACCGGATGTCGCCGCGGCCGATGTAGCGTCGATGATCTCAGTCAACGAGTCACGCAACGCCGCACCATTCTTGGTGGCCGTGTTCACTCCGAGTTGCTGGTCGAGGAGGGCCTTACCGAATCCCTGTGTCCGGTCGACGGCCTGCGCGGTCGACTCAGCGACCTTCCTCATCACCTCGTTGTGCTGCGCGATCGCCTCGCCCTTGCTGCGTGCTGGGTTCAGCGCATCGAGTGCCGTCTTGAGTGCGCGCGACTTCTCGGCCGCCGACGACGTGTTGTCGCCAAGCACCTGCATCGCCTCAGACAACTCCGAGACGCCCGGGGTGACCCGAGCCGCGGCATCCCGCTGCTGGTTGGCCTCGAAACGCAGTTGACTCAGATCGTTGGCTGCTGCGACACCACCATCACCCATGGCGTGAAGCCGCTGCTCGAGCGTGATCCACTGCCCCTGTGAACCGTAGACAGCGCGCGCCGTCTCTTCGGTGGTCAAACCGAGATCAGTCATCGCCTTCTGAGCCGCCATCGCACTCTCAGCTGCGACGTTGAGCTCCGACGTACGGCCCGACCAGTGGTCGCCCATGTCGAAGATATTCTTCGCGACGTCCCACCCACTGCTGTGCCGGTCGGCCGTCGTGTCGAGCGTCTTCGAGTACGCCTCCAGCTGGCGGGTGGCGTTCGACCAGATGTCGTCAGTCATCTCGCCGCGGCTCTCGCGGAACGCCGCACCCATCTCGAGCTGCGACTGCGCGAGGTCCTTCACAGCACGCGACTGCGCGTCAGCCTCCTGCTTCGCCTTTGCATGAGCCTGGGTCGCCACCAGCAGTCCCGCAGTGGCAGCCATCAGCCCGACGTTGAGGGGGCCACCAAGTGCGTTGGCTACCGAACCGGCGCCGCGACTCAGCGCAGCCATGCCGCCCTGAGCGGCCATGCCTGCGTTTGCGCCAAGGACGCGGATGTGAGCACCAGCAGTAGACATCTGCGGGTTTGCCTGCCGCATGTACTGCAGCGAAGTCCGATACGCCTCACCGAACCCGGTGATCGCCGGACGGACACCAGACAGCTGGCGGCCCATGGTTCCGATACCGCCGCTGACCGGGGCAATGGACGTGGCGAGGCGCGTCATGATCGCCGGCACTGTCTTGAACGCCAGCCAGGCAGCCAGTGCGGCAGTGACGTAACCTGGGTGTGCCTGCATCAGCCCACCCACGGTCGTCAGCACTGGGGTAAGCGCCTGTAGGACACCGGATGCGGCCTGCACCGTCGCCAGGAACAACTGCCAGCCACCAACACCCAATGATGCGGATGCTTCCGCGATCGACATAGCGATGGTTCGCGCCGCGGGACCTAGGTCAATCAACGCATCCCAAAGGCTGAGGAAAGTGTCCTTTGCCTGATCGATGGCACCACTGTCCTGAAGCGCAGCATAGGCTCCCTTGATGCTCGGAACCCACTCGTCGAAGATCTTGGCGTCCGCCGCGATAGCGAATTCCTTCATCTTCGGGGTGAGGGTGTTCACGGCACCGGTCAGTCCAACAAAGCCGCCCTTGGCGCGAAGAAGGAACGGCTCCATGCCGGCGGCCGACAGACGGCCCATGGCCGTACGGAAGTTGGCGATCTTCGCCGGTAGGGTCTCCCCCATCTCCTTGGCGAGACTGCCCGTTCCCTGGTTTATTGCATCGACAACCTGGGTGAAGGAGATCTTTCCTTCTTCGCCCATCGTGCGGATCTCGGCGGTCGTCTTGCCCATCGACTTCGCGATGAGGTCGTAGATGGGGACGCCGCGCTGCGCAAGCTGTAGTGCCTCTGAGCCCATCAACTTGCCGCTGGCCTTGATCTGCATCATCACTAGGCCGATGTCCTGCGCAGACGCGCCAGATGCGGCAGAGATGTTGACCAACGCCTTGATGGCGTTGTTCATGTCATCGCCGGCAGCCACACCAGCACCGCCGAGCATCGCGGCCGACGCAGCTGCATCCGCCAGCGATGTCGACGTGCCGGTGACGATGTCGTTCAAGTCAGAGAGCTGACGCTTCGTCTGACCAGCCGACATCCCCATGTTGCGAAACTGGATGTCCGCCTTTTCGAGTGTGGTGATGCGGTTATAGCCGGCCGAGAGCGCGTCCTGAAGAACCTGAGATGCTGCGCCTGCGGCTTTCGAGACACCGATTCCAAGCGCGGTGCCGAGCGCCGTGGACATCGTGTGCCCCATCCGGCGGCCGGTCTGTCCAGCGCCCCGCTCGGCGCCGTTCAAGGCATCGCGGATGCCGGGAGCGATTCTGCTTGTCTCTGGAACGATGGAGATATAGGCAGTCCCGAGCTCCGTAGCCATCCGCACCTCCTATTGCTTGAGTCGAAAGGGATCTACAATCGGCCGATGGGCAACAAGCCAGTCATCACCGACGAGATGGTCGACGCTGAGATCGCACGACAGGAACTGAATAGGCGTGCGGGAGTCCTCGAGGTGGAGGGCCGCGTCGACGCCAAACTGTCCGTGTGGCAGGTGTTCATCGCGGTACTGGCCGCGAATCTCGCCACCAGCGTTGTGGTGGGTTTAGTCGTGTTTCTTCTGTCGCTCTAGCCCCGCATGGACGCAGCCACTTGGCGCGCCGTATCAACCTCATCCGACCGATCGGATAGCACCTCGACCGGATCAGCTCGGGGCGGACCAAAACGCGCCGGCCAGTACCGTTCCGGCACCTCACCGTCCGGCCAATTGAGCCCCACCGCGGCAAAGTAGCGCGCATCCGCAGTGATCGTGGCTACCTCCGCCAGAAGCATCACCGACGGGTCAGACCACAACCAGGTGTCTGGATTCCATTTGCGGAACAGCTCCATCGTCCAGTCCGTCCGAGCGCGATAGACGATCGCCCGTAGGTCGGTCCACGAAAACCAGGGCCGGCCAAGATCCCGCAGCCGCAGCCCACGGGAGATGAGGTCGTATTCAACGGCCTCCGTGTGCTCCTCTAGGAGTCGACGGAGGCCGAAGATTCCCCCACGGTGATGTCGGGGTCGGCGATCTGTTTCATGATCCACTCAACTGTGCCGTCGGGCAGCTTCGACATCAGTAGTTTGTACTCGGCGGCCGTCACGTGCGGCTTCAACCAACGCAGAGTTGCTTCGTGCTTGTTGAATTCGGCCATCAGCTTCTCGTCCTCGACGGGCCGTTGCGGCTTTCCCGCACCGTCTTCGTCAGGTTGGAAGTGGTTGGTCGCGTTGACCCACTCCATGATCCGAGCTTCGGCCTCGCCGAACGGTTTGATCCAGTCCTCGTACTTTTTGACCTCGTCGGGAGTCATCCACTTCCGTGGCGGCATCGAAACGAGGATCGGTTCGTCCCGCCCCGGAATGGGAACGGCGAACTTGATCCGTTGATCGACGGCGGTGGGGGCGACTGCATAACCTTCGGGAACAGACATGGGTGACCAGGAACCTTTCAATCATCAGTGAGATAGCGACCAGGAGTAGGCCCCACCCGGCGGGGGCGGCTCCTGGTCAAAGGGGGTTTTCACACCCCGCCGGGTAGGAACAAACGGATCAGGGACCCGACGGCGTGGGGATGCCGTCAACGTCGCCATACTCCTCGACGTAGTTGCCGTTCGAGTTGCGGAACGCGCGGATCGTCAACTCCAGCCCAGTCGCATCCTGCGACTCATGCTTGAATTCGGCGATCTCCGAGACACGGCCCTTCTCGATCTCGTACGTCTTGAACTTGTTGCCGGACTTGGTGGCGAACACGTGCGCACCCAGCGGCAGCTGGTTCGAGTTGTGCTCCACGTGGTAGCGGGCACCCTTGGTGGAGGTGGCCGGCACCACGGTGACGTTGGCGTCACCGAACGCGGTCTTCTTCACCGACACGAGGTCGACGTCGAGGAGTTTCACCTTGAAGGTGCCCGAGTACTCGGTCTGCACGTCGATGTAGTCACCACCGTCGAAGTCCTTGATGGTGTTCGAGGTGCGGGTGATGCCCACCGACAGGCCATCGACGGCCGCGGTTCCCTGATCCTCGAAGTCCGGATCGAGGTCGGCCTTGGTTTCGACGACGTCTCCGGGGAGTTCGGTGCCCAGCGGTGCCCGCCAGTACACACCCCCATCGAGCGACTGCGCCACATATGAGTGTTCGACTGCCATTGGATTGCCCCTTTCAGGCGAGTTGACCAGGAGCCGCGAAAAGGGTTACTTCAGTTGTAGGTTCAGGTTCGGAGCACGAATAGTGTTCCAGTGAACTGGAATCGGGCGTGCTTCGGATACGCGGGATTGGGGTAGTCCGCAAGGCTGTCAGGCTCCCAGTCCGTCACCCACAGACCCGCCCACGGGCCGGCATTCGATGCGTGCTGGAATCCGTCGATGAGGGTGTCCGCCGCAGTCTCCGACCAACCGGTGTCGGGGCTACCGCTCGCCTTGGAGCCGTAACACTCAACGAGAATGCGAGCCCGATCCAGGGACCGTTCCCGCGGCCCGCCGATGCGAGTGACCCGCACAAATCGCGGCGGATCATTCGACACAGTGGAGGACACCGGCACACCAGGAAGAGCGGCCTTCGCAATCGCTTGAGCCGCCAGAGTTACCGTCGACATCAGCTAGCCGAGGGCCCGCAACAGGACGTTGTCCCGGGCGGTCTCGCGCATCGCCTTGTAGTCGGCCGTCACCACAGAGGTGCGGTGACGACCCTGGGGACGAGCACGACCCGGCTGCGAGCCGGTCTCGTACTGCCCTTCTCCCATGCTCGAAGCTGCATCGGCCACCCGCTCCGCATGCGACTCGAGTTCACCGATGATCTCCGACGTCCGGCCATACCGGATGTCTTTGAAAGCCGACTGATTCCACTCGATCTTCATGACTGCACCACCTTCAACGTGACGACATGGCATCCGAAGTCGGAGCGGAATGGGTTCTTGGTGAAGTTCTTCGGCTGACCGATCACGTCGTAGGTGACTCCGTCTATGACCTCACGATCGCGAGGCGATACCGACCCGAAATCCGGGAGCACGATGATCCCCACGTCCACCACGTCGCGAATATGTCCGGGCAGGTCGAGTTCTTCGCTGCCTGGGTCGATGAACGTGACGAACTTGCGGGGTTCAGGATCGCCCCAGGACTCCTCGGCGTTGCCGTACTCGTCCACCCCGTCGCCGGTGTAGGGCTGATGGCCCACATCGAAGATCGCTGGAATCATGCTGTCGACACGTTCTGTACGGTGCCGCGGCATCCGAACCGGCGGAGAACGATCTTGTCGTTCTTCGTCAGCCACGGTTGCCGCTGCGTCGAGTCCGCATCGAACGACCTGGACCGTGTCTGCGACATTGGGCCTGCCGTGTCGATCTGCTGAGACTGAGTTTCCCCTGGCGACACAGTGGGGTCGACACTCAACGCTCGAGCAACCATCCCCGCCACCACGCGGGTCACCTCAGCCGGAACCGGATCAGGGACGCACCGCATCCACGCCGCTGCGAGGTCGGACGCCACCTCGAGGAGCTGTTCGACAGCACCAGGATCGGTGTTGTCGAAAGCTGCCCCGAGGCGGGCCGCAACATCAGTTGTCGTCGCCAGCGGCACGACGCGGCCGCCCACCCTTGTTCACAGGTGCGACAAGGTGATCGCCGACCTCGACACCGTCAGGAACGGTGTCGCCGGCCTTCAACACCTGACCGCTCACGTACACGACGCCTTCGAGGTCGTCACGAATCTTCGCCATGACTTACTCCTCTCAGGACAGGACGGTCGCGACCATCGACGCGACCGGGTTGACGAGCACCGGCAGCGCGATGGCGTTCGAGTGCACCCAGAGACCGATCGGGTCCTTGGTCTTGTACGCACCGACTGCGATACCCGGCTGCTCGGATGCGCCGATGCCGTACTCCGGTTCCAGCGCTTCGAGAGTGGGTCCGTAGAAGGTGGCGCCGAGGATGTTCGACCCGGTGTTGGGGTCGACAGCGTCGGGGAGCAGGAACACCTTCTTGTCAGAGGTGACGCGGGTGCCCTTGACCTTGCGGTCGTACACGTAGATCGGCGGCAGGCCGTGTGCGGACAGCGCCGAGTTCAGCACGTCGACCGACACGATCTGCGGGGTGCCGGCGGCGGTGGCGACGAGGGCGCGGATGCCGGCGTCGCGGAGCATCACGTTCAGGATCTTCCGCGACAGCACCAACGCACCGGGCGACACTCCGTCGTTGGCGTCCTCGTAGGCGACCACCCAGGACAGGAGATCTTCGAGGATCTTGGTGCCGGAGCTGGCATCCCACAGCACGGCGGCGGTGACGGTGTTACCGCCAGGCCGACCGAAGCTGGGGGTCTGGACGAGTCCGTTCTCGCTGATCGACAGGGCGCCGGTCTCGAGTGCCTGGCCGCGGCCGACTTCGAGTCGGTCCGAGATGGCGCGGACAGTGCGAATGGTCGCCGCCTCGATGCCGCCGAGCGCGATCGCAGCCCCGTCGCCACCGCGGGCGCGGATCTGGTCGTACTCGCCGATCCGTTCCTTCAGGCCCAGCGGCAGGAGCTCGAAGATCTTGCGCTCCGCGGTGCCGCCAGCCCCGATGGGGGTTTCAGCGTCGAAGCTGCGGTACTGGGCCAGCGACCCCTGTCCGCTCTTCCCGACGACGGTTCGGACGACAACGTCGTTGACGGCCGTGTTGGGCAGCCAACGCGCCAGGGTGCCCTGTGATGCCTCGACGTCCTCCTGGGCTGCACGGGCGAAGCCGGTCAGTTCCTGAGGGGTGATGGTCTCGGTGTAGAGAGTTGCCATGATCAGGCCTCCAGAACGAACAGGCCGGTGGTCTCAGCGTTGGCCGGGACCGTAGACGGCAGCTTGGAACGGTAGACACGGCCAGTCCAGATGGCGGGGAAGGTGACGTTTCCGCCACCCGACCGCACCGCCTGGTCGGTGAAGATGAACCCGGCGAGCACGTTGGTGCCACCCGATCCGGCCGAGTTGTAGGGCACAGCCAGGTTCGACACGACCGCGAACGGTTCGCCGGACTTGATACGACCGTCGGTGGTCTTCGACGTCCAGGCGGACGGGTCGAGGGTGGCCGACTTGGCCACATCGGTGCCGTGGCGCGATGCCAGCCAGGACTGATCGCCTGCACCGTAGGACTCAGTGCGCGGGGCGAGCTGGGTCATGGTGTCACTCCCTTCAGAGTGGTTGTGCAGGCGGTGCCTGCGGGGTTACTTGTGGGTTTCCGCGTACCGTGCCCGCCCAGCGGAGAGGCTGCCACCACGACCGCGTGACGGGTTTCCCTGCTGGGGGTTGGGTTTCGGACCTGAACCGATGAACGGGAGAAGTTCGTCGATCTCGGCGTCGATCTCTTCCTGCGTGGTGCCGGCGAGTTTCTTCGCCAACGCCGCCGGAAGGCCCTTCTCGGCAGCACGATCGCTGCGTAGCTGGGCGATGGTGGCGTTTTGCGCCTGCTGCTCTGCCTTCTCGCGGGCTTCACGTTCCGCGGTGAGCTCGGTCTGCAGTTCGTCGAACTTCTGCTGCCATTCCGGCACCCCCGAATCGGGCTTCGCCGTCTTGGCCTTCTCGAGTTCAGTCGTCAGTGAGTCGATCTGAGACTGAAGTCCCGAGTTGCGTTCCTTCTGCGCACTGAAAGCAGTGACAAGAGGGTGGTCGTCGGGCAGCCGGATCGGCTCACTGTTACCGCCGCCTGCCGGATCAGCAGGGTTGTTGACCGGATCGGTCATGGTTTCCACTCCAATCGAGTGAAATAGGCCCCATCCCTTGTGGATCGGGGTGGTCTAGAGGTTGGCGGCGATCCACGCTTTCGCGCGGTCTTGATCCGCCTGCGTCGTCTCCTCCGAGCGTCGACGGGCTGTGGGGACGAACTCTTTCCGCACCGCCACCACGTCGTTCGGCGACCAAGCCGGCGCGGCTCCGCATTTGCAGCTGTCGTGGGCGGCGAAGTCTGCAGTGCCTTGTGATCGGTACACGCTTCCGCGGGAGATGAGCATTGCGCACCAACCACACTCAGGGATTCCGACACGCATCCAACCCAACGACTGGGGGTCGTTGAATGTGTTGGTTGTGATGGTCGATCGGCTTGCGTTCATCACCCGGGCGATCAGTCCGCCTGTTATCTGGGCGAGCGCGGAGTCCCAGTTGTTTTGTGCCAGGCCAGCTCCCCAGCCGGCGAGGGCTTCAACCCCCAAGTCTGGGGTGGCAAGGTCTGCGCCGTACACGCCGAGCGCCCCTCGATCGGCCCGGTACTCGTCGTACCAGTCGGCCGACAAGGTCGCCGAGGCGTCCGCGTAGTCACCGACAAGGGCCGGCATCACGTCACGCAGCCCGTCACGAACAGTCTGTTGATCTAACTGGGACCACAGCAGCGCGAGATCGCGACTTGCGTTGTCAGTCAGTTGGATCAGCAGGCTGCGTAGCTCGGTTGGAGTCGTCATCACTCATCGGCGGGTTGGGTGTTGCGGCCTGGCGGATACGGTTGAGTAGCGAGCCGCCGTTGGTGCGTCGCCGATCTTGGTCGAGACGCTGCTGCTCTTGTGTCGACAGGCCGATCCGGTCATAGGTCACCGACGAGTCCGGCGGCAACACGCCCGAACCGATGAGTTTCGCGGCCTCGTCGGCAGCAGCAGCCCGCGTGGGAGTGGCGGCGTCACGCCACGACACATCCACCTTGCGGAACGCCTCAACATCGACCGCACCATCACGCATCAGCAGCGACAGATAAGCGACCTCAAGCCACGCCAATCCGAACGACGTCTGCCGCCGCTCGGCACGCTTCACCAGCCGGTACTCCTGCTGCCGGATCGAATCAGCAGACGACGGATTGTCGGTCACAAACCCCAGGTACGGGGCAGGGATACCTGACTCCGCCGCCAGTAGCTGTGAGTACGCCTTGATCTGCTCGATGTACGGGGTTGGGGGTGCCGGCCGAAACTCGTGGAGTTTCACCTCAACCGCGTTGCCCTCTTCGTCGACTTGCGGCGGTACCACGTTCAGTCGGCCCTGAGTGGCAGTCCACCCTGCGCGGCGGTTCTCCTCCGCCGACTTGTTCTCCGCCATACCGAACACTTCAGGGTCGGCATTCAACGCTGTCCACTTCGGCGACGTGTAGAACTCGCGGTTGATCTCCATGCCCAGCAAGGTGCGTACCGCGGCATCGGTGTAATAGATGACCGCCCGGGTAATCTCCGACCGGCCATTCACATCCGACGCTCGTTCGCGGTTCAACATCCGAGCAACAGGCACCCGACCCAAACCGTGTGGGTCACGATCCACCACAACGAGCTCACCGCGGACACGTTCGAACACAATCGTCTCGTCCGGCATGTAAAGGGTCTCCAGAATGACCAGACCCTGCTCGTCGCGGGTCTGCGACAACGCCGACTTCGCCCGACGCAGGCGGTAATCCCACTCCACAGTGCACGACTCAGTGGACTCCACCGAGACGAGCACCTCAGGCTCCCCCACCGTGGTATCACCCCGGCCAACTGTGATGAACCCGCACCCGTAGATCAACGCATCCAGATGGCCTCGCCCGGACTCGACACCAATATGGTTGTCGCGGTGCACCACATCCAGGCCAAGACCGTCCGCTCCGGTCCATCCGCGGTTTTCCAGCCGTTCCTCCAGAACGTCGACAACGCTCCCCGGCCAGCCCATCACAGCGTTCACGAGTTCCGGCAGCCCGGACGGCGCAGAGATCCCCAGATCAGCCGCCGTCCGTTTCGCCTCATACAGATCCGACTTAGCCTTATTCGGCATCATCACTGCCTGCAGCCGACGCCTCAACGCCGCGGCAGCTTCCTGCTCGAGCTTCGAAAGACGCAACGTGGGCAACGCTACAGCTGGAACGATCGCAGGAGTCGTCACCCAATCACCGCCTTCCGTACCGTCCGCTGCTTCTTCTCGGTCACACCATCAGCCACCGCATCCAAGCGGGCTTTCCACGCCATCACCGCCGCATAGGCAGCGTCGATCTTGTCCGGGCTATCCGGATATGCCTTGAAGATCAGATACCCCGTGCGGGTCGCTCGACGGCGCGCGTTCAACACGTGCCGGGTCAGTGCTGGCCCACCGTCGTGGCTGGCCTCCCCGTTCACGACGGCCTGCCGGAACGCCTCGACTGCGTGAGAGACGTTCGAGGTCTTACCTCGAGGCCACACCGCGATCGGCTCATTCTGGGTGGCCTTCACCTTCAGCCGCTTCCCAAACTTGGCTTCCCACTTCGCAACGTGCTCAGTCCAACCGGACGGGTCAGCGTAGAAGCCGACCACCCGCCACCGCTCGAACGCGGCACGTACAGCCGCATCCACCTCGATCGGGTTCGGAGTCCAGTCCCTGCCCGCAGGACCATCCGGCTGTTCCCACACCCGAATCTCAAACAACAAACCATCCTGAACTCGACACCCGATCAAGGCGGTCGCGTCAGCTTTGCCGCGCACCCGGCCACGGGAACCGTCAAACCCCAGGACGATCGTATCTCCGTCAGAAACGACGGCATCCAAGTCCATGCAAGCTGCCCAGTCTGGCTGTGACAGCCACGAATCCGAGGCGTGGGTGATCTGATTCAGGTAGTCACTTCGCGCTGTCTGAACGTCCGTCGCCGGGTCCCAGATAACTGCGATCTGCGACTCGAGATCCACATGCCCCGGCGGGCATGGAGGATCATGCAACACACATCCGCCAGGATGGTTCGACGAGTCCCCATACGACACCCGGAGACCGCGAACCAGCGATTCGCGCTCAGTCATATCCGTATCAGGCGGGGCCTCGCGGTGATCCCACAAGATCGGCAACTCGATCCGAGTGCGTCCCTCGCGGGCCGCCGAGGCTGTCTCTGCCGACTTCTCCGCCACCGAGTTCTCACCCGGGATGTAGGCGTTCGGCGACTCAATCGTCCGCCCACCATTCTTGCTGGTGTTCGTCCGAATCTTCTGCGCCAAAGCAGGACCGCCATTCGACGGCACCCACTCCTCAGTCTGATCGAGTACCGCGAACGTCGTTGGCGCGCCCTTCACGGTGCGGCCAGAACTCGTGCGCTTCTCGATCTTCCCTCGCGGCAGGTTGACCACCGTGTCGAATGGTTCCACACCTGGGTAGGCGTCCAACACCGGCCCAGACAGCATCTCCACCATCGGCTGCCACGTGTTGTTGGTCTGGTCCTCAGACACTGCCGCAACATGGACTAGCGGTGTCCGAACCTTGCTCCACGGCTTACCCACAGGCTGCCCCGAAGCATCCCAACCGTCGAACACCACATCAGCCAACGCCTCAACGATGCAGAGCCCACCCAGGATTGGGGACTTCCCCCAGCCACGTGGCCGGCCCAGTAGTCCTCGCCCGTACACAAACCGGCCCGTGAACGGGTCGATCTGATACCAGCGGAGGATGAAATCCTCCTGCTCCCGGTACGGAACGAACGGCTCGTACTCATCCACCGCCGGCCGCGCCAGAAACTCCGTCATCCAATCCAGCACGTACCAGCCAAGAGTCGGAACCTCACCCGGCTCTGACGGCTTCCACGGCAACTCAGACCGCCTTGAGAGGACCCCGGCGGTCACGCGACGACGACGCTGGCCCGGTACGCCGCTCATCAGCCTCATCAGCCTGAGCGAACGTGATCCGCAACCGAGCACGATCCTCCGGAGTAGCACCAAACTTCGCCACCCGAAGTCGCAGCTCCGCAGCAACCTTCACATTGCCCGACCAATACTCGCCATGCAGAACAGCGGCATCCAGCAACTCAGACCAGTCATTCAACGTGAACTCGTTCGACAGAGGCGAATCCGCCCACATCCGCCACCACTCACCGGTGCGAGCAGGCCACGGCTCCCCACTCGGCATCACCTCAGGCAGTCTGGGCTGCGCATCCGGAGACACCTCGATCACCCGAGTAGCTACAGGATCAACATTGCGCCGAGACCTCTTCGACGGGTCCTTCGGCGCAGGTCCGCGACCAGCCATCAGGCACCTCCTGTCGATTCAGCCAGACCCGTACTCGGCGGCAGCACCT